CCCTCGCCCAGTTTGTTCTTGGCAACACGAGTAGCCCAATTGAATAGTTCTTTATCAACAGCATCGATCTGTTGCTGACCGCCGCTTTCTTGAACAAGTTTAACCATATCTTTGAAAGTTAATTTTTGTTCAACTGATTCGGCAACAACTTTCTTAGAAGTTTTTACACTTTCATTTTTCTTGCCGAAATATTTTTCTTGCTTGGCTGACATACCTTTCTTGCCATCTTTCTTGTCACCGCCTTTGTCAGCAGCAGCTTTTTTCATTGGCTCTTTCTTGTTACCGTCCTTATCTAGATCTAAGAAGTCTGGCTTAGCAGCTTCGTCCATCTTTTTGTCTTTTTTGGCCTTTGGTTTTTCTTCTTTCTTAGCTTCTACCATTTTAGAAAACTTGGCTTTGAACTGTTCTGTATCTATGGATTCTTTTTTAGCTTTTTTCTTGCCTTTAGGAGCGTCTTCGTCATCAGTGTCGCTGTCATCACCTTTATAAGAACGCTCATGCTTTACACCTGTAGCTGTTTTAGTAGCAACACCGTGTTGTGTTTTTTTCTTATCGCCTACTTTAGCATCAGAGTCAAACACCTCGTCCATCTTTTCTTCTTTCTTTTCTTCAGCTTTTTTCTTAGCTTCTACGATATAAGTAGAAGTACCTGCTAAAACACGCAGTTGTGCATCTTCATTTAGTTGCACAGCCTTGGGTAATTCTGGTGCAGCGACGGTTTGAATCTTATCATCCATTTCGCTGATTTTTGTAATTAATGATTTGAAGTCCATAGTTTAAATCCTAAAGGTGTATAATGTATTTATCTTTTAACGAAATTACCTTCGCCGAATAAGCTAGCCTTCATGTCCAGTGCATTTTTAGCTGTACCGTCTTTGTTTTTAGGCTGATTTACTTTGGGCTGAGGTGGTGCTTTAGTGCCGCTACCCGATGAAGGGCTACCTATATAGCTTTTTTTGCCACGTGCTTTTCCCGGGCTAAGATGAGGTGCATCGACAGTGGCAATACTGCTTGAAGATGTAGCGCCTGCTGTAGCAGTCTCGAAAATTTCACGTATTTTCATAATATATTATTTATTCCTGCCTGATTTCATATTAGCACACCAGTGATACATTTTAGCCCGTTCTCCACTGCTGTTTTTAGCTCGTTTACGCAAATCTGTGACAGAACCTTTACAGCTAGCACCGGAACGCTTTACACGACCCGGACGACTTTTACCTTTGACTTTACCGTCTGCAAAATTTTCAACATTATAGGTAGGATCAGTCTTTTGTCCTTTTTTCTTTTCGTGTGATTTAGGATCGATATCAGTAGTATTTAAACCAGTTTTCTTGAGATTTTTAATATACTCGTGTTCTTCGTCTTCGTCACCAAACGACATTATAGTACTCGGAGGTCCCTTGCCAAAGTCGTGTTTGCCAAGTCCTTTTAAATCGCTGACATGTTGTCCTAATTTATACCAGTCGTAGACATCGCTGACATCTACCTTTACAGTGCCCTTGGGCATTGTAGGTTTGGTTTCAGGCCCCTTCGGTCTTTCATTTGGATGTTGATCCTCGACTTTCTTTTCTATGATAAATTCGTGTGCTCTCATTTCATTGCCGTTTTAAAATCTTTGAATTTTTCTTTACGATCTTTTAATCCTTTGAGTCCGGGATTGATAGGTTTAGTTGAAGCCTTGGTATCGTAAAAATCGTCGACCTTGGGTTGTACACGATTTTGCCAAAACCATATAGCTACCTTAGCAGCTACTTCTGGTTTTTCTACTAGTTCGGGTTTTTCTTCTAAAGGTAGTCCTAATGCCTGTCCGGCTTTTTTATAATTATATCTACCCGTAAGTTGAATATAACCTCTGCCCTTGTAACGAGCACCATCCCCTACTTTTGTGTTACCTAGTGTTTTAGCTTTAGCGTTCACTTGAACAAGTTTTCCGGTCTTTTTATCTTTGACAAATTTAGGTTCGTATTTTTTGAAATCTAACGATCCGCCATATTCGACCATTGACTTGAAGTTATGACTCTCGTGTGCGGTCTGTGCTAAAAACTGTGCTAGTTCTTCACCTTTGATACCAGCAGCTATAGCAGCCTTGGTTAGATATTTTTCATGAGGACTGTCAGTAACTGTTTTTTTAGGAGTTGCATCCTTGGCAATTTTGATCATGCCTTTTTCAAAATTACTTTTCTTATCGTCGTCCTTGGCAACAGAAACTATTTTTTCTTTGTCATCTTGATTGGCTTTGTATGCGTCATATGCAGCTGGACCACCAGCAGCTACGGCAGCACCTAAAGTAGCACCGCCTACCCAATCTTTCCAACCTTCTGCTGCAAAATGTTCAAACTCTTTGCCCTGTAATTTAACACCTGTGATACCTTGTATCAGTGCCCAAGCACGGCTGAAATCTTTTTTCGCAATTAAATCTTTTAATAAATCTTTTTCAAAATCAGTGGCTTTAGAAAAGAACTTGTGTAATTCCATCATACCTATGTTGCCAGGATAAGAAGCTTCCCCTACTCCCCCTGCACCTGCATCACCGCTATAACCTACGGCATATCCATAACCACCGTAAGGTCCCGGACCGTAAGCCGCCCAACGAGGCCTCTTACTCTTACGTTTTTTTTCGGTTACGAATTCATTGGCTCTCATTAATGCTGTCCGTGCGGATTGATTTTTTCGTCTGAATCTATATGTTCGGGTTCTGGCTTAACATAATAGATATCTTGCTTGGTAGAATCTACATCATTCCAAATATTTCTATTATTGTTGATTTTTTGTTTTTCTATATTATCTAATAAAGCTGTTGTTCTATCGATATAATCTTTCAAAGTCTTATCCACGATTATCTCCTACGGGCTTTTCTCCAGTTAGATAAGGTAAACTGAACCACAATTGAAACCATTCGGGTGTTCCAGGCTGTATATTATATTTTTTTTCTAATTGTCGTTTTTCGTTACCAGTGATACTGATATTACTACCGCCGTAGGGTTGGTAACCTTTGAATTCTGTGATACCTGCAAGACGTTTTAATTCCGAGAGTTCCATTATTCTGTAGGTGGTTCGCCAGTTCGAGACACTTCCCATTTCTTACCAGTTTGTTCTGATTTTCTGCGAGCCCATGCCTGGAGATCGTAATATTGTTTCATTTCTCTAGCATCGTCAGCATAAGTCCCTCGTCCTGCAAATACTTTCCACTTCTTACCGTTGATGTATACAGCCATGTTATTTGGTGGTTCAGTGTTACCTTCGTCCCAATCTTCTGGATCTCTCACTCTTTCGTCCATGGGAATACGATCTTTCTTATGTTTAACATCGCCTTGCTTTTCAGCACGTTTTAAATCTTTGTGTGAACCAGCGCCTGCGGTCTTTTGATTTTTAGCAACAAAGTTTCTAGGTTTGCTTGCTGGTATAAATTCTTTTGCTTTCATTTTATTCCCATTCCTTTGCGTACAGCATCATATAATTTCTGAGATAATTCGCCAGCTCCTGTAGCTTCTTTGAATCCTTCTAGATCACCATTAGCAGCAGCAGCTCTGGCACCGCTAGCACTGATACCTGCCACGCCTTCTGCACCATCTTCTCGGTCACCGCTAGAAATAAAATCTAAAACTTCAAACTTATAGAAGCCGTGTGCTTTGCCCTCGACGCCGTTGTATTGTGTTAAAAGTTTTTTCATATCTTCTAAACGATCACTACCTGCTACAAATGTAGCCGCGGTATATCCTTGATCAAAAAGATAGGAAGCAACTTTTACCACAGTATTAAGACTAGAATCTTCGACAACGTTTGCTGCATATCTAGGAAACATTGATTTTATAAATTTTATTTTTGTAGAATAATCTAAAGGATTTTTTTTAGGATCTTGGCTTTGACTGACAAATATTTTTATATCCCCACCTTGACCAGCCATAGTTTTAAAAACCTGTTCATGACCGATAGTGGGGGGATTCATTCTACCAAAACAGAATGTTACATGCTTGGTTTCTGCTTCGAATAATTCTCTAAGTAACATCAGTCGTAATCGCCTTTTTCTAAAAATTTTTCTTGTTCTTCAGCGAAACGCTTGGCAAGGTCGATTATTTTTTCTTTAGGAAATTTTTGGTTACGATCGTTAATATCAAACTTGTTACAATAACTGTCAAGACAACGCTCTATTGGTCTGATATAAACCTTGAATACATTAGGATTTCCTTGGTGTTCTTTATGTCTTTTAACAGCAGGAAAAAAATATTGATTTAATAATTCGTCATTATTATCGATATAAAAATGCAAATCATCGAGCCAATCGACTTCTTCTTCATCTTTTCGAGGAGCCCCAATGGCTGACCACATTTCTCTTAATAACATCACCAACTCCTACATGACCAATAACGTGCTTTCCAACGTGGTCCTGGATTTTTACAGTTATGACGTGCTCTGAATGATTTACGTCTCTTGGGATTTGATTTTTTAATACGCATCTTCTTATCGCCAAAATTTACTTTGACAATATTTCCGTTTGGTTTGCGTACATATACTTTTGATTTTTTAACATCGCCTGGAAGTTTTTTACCTAGGGGAACTTCTTTACCGCGATATTTGGCCTCATCCATATCCATATCTTCGGCATACTTGTTGGCCTTCATGTAATCACGTGCTGTATCTAGGTAGTCCATAGCCTTGGTGATCTTGGCCTGTACCCATTCTGGAAGATTTTCGTCGGCAGCGATAATACTATATAATTCTTTAGCAGCATCGTTTACTGTGCGCAATTGATCTTTAGCTATGTCACCTTCTCGATCGTATTCTCCGACATTATAAGGTGCATCTGGATTTTCTGGACCGTGATCTTCTTTCTTGAATTTGTCTTTAATGCGTCCTAGTTCTTCTTCTGATGCACCGTCGCGACCTGCTTGTGCGAGAGCTGCCATACCTTCTTTACCATATTTTTTCTTTCCGGTATAATATTGTAAGCCACTTTCTTCAATATCTTCACCAACTTTGACGCAGTTGTCTACACGCTTGCCACCTTTCATTTTGGTTCCCATGCGTCTATAACCTTTCCAACATGCCTTACCGTCGAGACCTTTTTGCTTTTCTTCATAGATTACATCGCCTTCTAAAAAGGTTAATCCTTCGTTGGTTAACATTTCTAGAGCAGTATCATCTAATTCGATAACAATACCATCTTCTAAAAATCCTACGATTTCTGTAGCGATTTCATAATCTTCGGAAAAACTAATTCCAAAAGCATCGCCGATTTCAAATTCTTCAGCAAATCCTTTTGCTTTAGCTTCTTTTTCTAGATCCGATCTGCGTTGATCGATAGCTGCTGAAATAGTTGGATCTTTACTAGCTACTGGATCAGCTTCTAGTTCATCTAGAGCTTTGCGCTTGGATTCTAGATCTGCCGGATCTTTAAGCTCAGTTTCGTTAATTAATGCGTCTAATTTAGATAATAGGTCTCTCATAGTATTCCTCGTAAGGCTATACTATATTTATCGAACTTACTCTGTTAGTAATTATATCGGATTTCTTGTATTGTGCCCTGTTCTAGCTGATATGCGGCACGTATATAAACAAATTTTCCTGTAAATGTACAGGTAGCATTGTTTGTGATAGGAGTGCTATCTAATGCTGTTAAATTTACATCTGAACTGTCGTATTCTACATCAAACCAATCATCATCTGCAGGATATAATTCTAAAGTAGCCTGTATTTTTACAATTCCTTTAAAATTATTAAATTCAAAAACCGCAGTATGTACTCCATCTCCGGTTTTATGATATCCTGCACCTTTGTTTTTAGCTGAATACTGCCACGTAGAGGGACGACTATCGTCTGTGGCGTTAGATAATAAAACTATGCTTTCGGTGGACATCTTTTATTTATCGGCTACAACAAAGTTGTAAATCCGCCCAACAACATCGGAATTGCGTAATTTCAACATCAATAGAGTAGCTTCATCCTCGACCAATATGTATCGTCGATCCCAATTCCAATCTGTACTTATAAACCATTTTTCTATAGCAGGCGTACAGGTGACACGTGGATTTTGATTTTTTAACCAGTTTATGTATTTTTCTTTTTCCTCTTTATCACCGTTCATTTTATGAGGTAAAAGAAAAACTCTATAATTATATCTGTTTTTCGGTAATTTTTTAACAGTGATTGAACTATTATTTTGATCTAAAATGTTTTTTGTGGATTCGTCCGGTTCAAATCTATGTTTCAGAATATTTTCAAACTTTAAAGAAATTTCTTCGTAGAATTTTTTGTCGTTGGAATAAAAATCTATATAATTTTGTTCTATTCTAGTCGCATAAGATTTTTTATCGTATTTTTCTAAACATAAACAGATCTCTAATATTTCATCTTTGTTTTTATAAGCCCTGGTATAAACAGAATATCTGTGTTCTGTTGGTTCAGGACTCTGACAGAAATCTTTTATGTCACTAAGAGTTTTTGTTCTAAAAAGAGAACATCCTTCTAATTTAATCGTAGTTTTATAAAGCCACTTTCCGTAGAATTTACGATTGGTTAATTTGGTCTTTGTCGTTAACATTTTCTTCCGCCTCAGAAACTTCTTTGGCCGCTGCCGCTCTGGCTGCTGCTTTGGCTGCTTTTCTTTCTTCTTTGGTCATCGGTTTAGGCATTTCGGTTACAGTAAAGTCTAATTTTTCATCAACGATGTCTACATTGATTCTGCCCCCGTTTACAAGATCTCCGAATAACACTCTGCGGCTCAGAGGACTCTTAAGTTCGTTGTCGATTAATCTAGCTAACGGTCTAGCACCCATCTTCTTATCATAGCCTTTTTCTGCCAACCAACGTGTTGCCTTAGCAGATAGGATGATTTCAATTCCTTTATCTTTGAGTTGAGTATTAAGATCTCCAACAAATTTCTTGACGATCTGCTCTACAACTTTTTCACTGAGTTTGTTGAATTTAATCACAGCATCTAAACGATTACGGAATTCGGGCGCAAAAAACTTTTTAATAGCTTTATCATCCTCACCATCTCGTTCTAAATCTCCGAAACCGATAGTATTCTTTTCGTTATCTGCAGCACCTAAGTTGCTGGTCATGATAAGAATGGTATTGCGGCCATCGGCTACTTTACCGTTAGATCCAGTGACAAATCCATTATCCATGAATGCTAGAAGAATATTAGAAACATCTGGATGGGCTTTTTCGATTTCGTCTAGAAGAAGAATGCTGTTAGGATGTTCTTGCAGTTTGGTGATCAGCATACCTGCATTATCTTCGTAACCGACATAACCCGGCGGTGCACCAATTAATCTTGCCACACTGTGCTTCTCTTGATATTCTCCCATGTCGAAACGGATCAACTGCATGCCCATTTTATCAGCAAGTTGTTTGGCTGTTTCGGTCTTTCCGCAGCCAGTTGGACCTAGAAACAAGAAACTACCAATGGGCTTGTTAGGAGATTTCATTCCTGCCTGAGCTACAAAGATTTTATCTAAAAGTATTTCTACGGCTTTATCCTGCCCGTAGACCACTCCCTTCATTTGATCTTCTAGATCTGAAAGATTTTTGCTTTCTTTTTGAGCCACAGTTTCCAAAGGCATGTTGATCATTTTACTAAGTTCATATGTCACTTGCTCGATGTCAACGATCTGATCTACACCTTCCATGCCTTCATCGTCTTTGAGTTTGTATCTTGCCGAAGCACAGTCTAGGATATCTATAGCTTTATCTGGCAACTTTTTATCAGCCATATATTTTACAGATAATTTTACTGCTTGTTCGATAGCTGCATCTGAAATTTTAACACGATGATGTTGTTCATAATATTTTTTAAGACCTTTAAGAATCTTAACGGTCATTTCTGCACTAGGTTCTTCGATAGTAACACGCTGGAATCGTCTCATAAGAGCTCGATCACTTTCAAAGTATTTTCGATATTCTTCCCAAGTGGTAGATGCTATGAGTTTGATAACTCCTTTGGTAAGAATAGGTTTGAGCATATTGCTCATATCGTTAGAGCTTTGATTAGCTGCCCCCGTACCTTGCATCATATGAGCTTCGTCGATAAAAAGAATAATTTTACCTTTCTTTTCTAGTGCTGCCATAACGGCCTTAACACGCTCTTCGAAATCTCCGCGATACTTCGATCCAGCTAACAATGAGCTGATGTCTAAGGTATAAACTTGATGATCTTGGATGAACTTAGGAACTTTCTTTTCGTGAATCTTTCTAGCCAGGCCTTCTGCAATAGCAGTCTTACCTACTCCTGGATCCCCTACCATTAACACATTGCTCTTATTTCGTCTAGCCAGCACAAGTTGTATTTTTTCAATTTCATCATCTCGTCCAATAACAGGATCGATTTTTCTTTGTTTAGCTTTTAAAGATAGATTTGTGCAAAATTGATTCAAGATTCTGTCTACTTGGTTAGAGGTTATGGCTCGAGTTTCTACTTCTGGTTCGTCATCGTTGGTTTCTTGGAGAATGTTATCCTGGAAATATTTGATGAATTTTTCTTTGGTAACTCCGCCTTTGGTTAAAAAATAATAACCAAAACTATTTTTTTCGCTTAATACACTGATGATAACATCAGCTACTTCCATACGCTGTCTGCCACTGAATAAAACCTGTGTAAAACAACGATTCAGTACACGTTCTACAGAATTAGTTTTTTTAGGTTTAGCATTAGCTGATGTATTTTTGATATCTTTGAGATTGTTTTTTAGATAATGGTCTAGATTAGTTTTGATAAAATTAGCATCAGCACCAAAACTTTCTAACAGATTGTATGATTCTTGATCGCACAGAACACCAAATACGATATGTTCTATGGTTATGTATTCGTGATCTAATTCTCTGGCTACCTGCACAGATTTTTCAAAAATTTCTTGTAAGTGCTTACTAGGTTCAATCATTATTTTACCTTTTTTAATTTCTTCATAGCTAATTGTAATTTCATCTGGGATACTCTGTCAACAAAACATATACCGTCCAGATGATCTAGTTCATGTTGAAAACATTTGGCCAGGTATCCCTCGAATCTAGCTTCGATGACATCGCCCTTGCTATTTTGATATTCAGCTATTACCCATGCAGGACGTTTTACTTTTAAAAAAAGTCCCGGATAGCTGAGACAGCCTTCGTCATCCAACACCTCTTCGGTGCTGCGTTCTAATATCCTAGGATTGAATAATGCAAATGGTTCTGGAAATCCTTTGATATTATGACTGCCCATAACAAATACACGCTTAGTAAGTCCGATTTGATTTGCAGCCAATCCTATGCCTTTGGCTTCTAACATAAAATCTATCATGGCTTTTTCTAATGCTTGTGAATTTTCGTCTATAGAAAAGTCCCAAGCCGTGCTAGATTGTATCAGAGTTTCGTGTGGTCCTAATTTAAATTCCATTTATTTTAAATTGCTGTATGATTGATAATTGTTCGTTGTTTAAATTTTTAGGTATTTTTACTTTTATTTTTATTAAAAGATTTCCCCTCTGTCTGGTTCTCATATTAGGAATACCTTCACCCCTGCAACTAAAAACAGTTTCGGGTTGTGTACCTGCAGGTACAGTTATTGATAGAGTTTTCTGATCCAATGTTTCTATTTCTAATGCCGATCCTAGGATAGCATCCCATACTGAAATTTCTTTTTCTAATATAAGAGATGTTCCTTCTCTTTTAAATCTCGAATGATCTTTGACTAGAACATTTACAAAAAGATCTCCGGGTCTAAGATTAGAAATTGAATTGTCCCCCATACCCTCATATCTAATTTGTTGTCCATGTTCTATTCCGGGTGGGATCTGTATGTTGATCATCTTGTTTCTGCCACCAGGCATGTTTATTTCGGCGTTTAAATCTTTTCCTTTGAGAACATCTTCTAATGTGATTTCTACATTGATATTAAGACTTTTATTCCTTCTAAGAGGTTGTCTTCCAAATCCTGCTCCTCCGAACCCAAAACTTCCAAATATATCATTTAAATCTCCGGTTCCAAAATGGAATTCAAACGGACTCGAACCTTGACCAAATCCCATACCCGGCTGCGCATTAGGATCTCCCCCTAGATCGATTATCCTTTTCTTTTCTGGATCGCTAAGTGCTTCGTAGGCAGTTGATATTTCTTTAAATTTATTTTGATCACCGCCTCGGTCGGGGTGATGCTGCATCGCTAGTTTGCGATAAGCCTTTTTAATTTCTTCTTCAGATGCACCTCTTTTAAGTCCAAGAGTTGAGTAATAATCCATAGTACTATTATATGATAAAAAAAGGACTACGTCAAGCAGTCCTTTTATTTAATGAAGATTTACTGAGCTGTTATTTTTTCTTTTCAGGAACTGCTGTGCCTTCATGTTTTTTATGTTTCTTTACTTCCTTACAGTCTTGTTTTGGTTTTTTGGTTTTTGGATCAATTACTGGTTTTCCATCTTTACCTTGAACATCTACACAGACTTTAACTGTTTCTGGTTTCTTATCATCGGCAGCATATACTGTGGGGTATGCTACTGCTAATGCTAAACCTGCTGCGAAAATATAATGTTTCATTTGAACTCTCCTTTATAGTTCTGGTTGATCTGGTTGAACAGGCATAGGCTTGCCTGTGCTGCTCATCATAGGAGCCATTGGTGCTGATCCAAACGCTGGAACTGTACTCATAGTGTTACCGCCCAATGGTGCTCCACCGAAAGCCGGTGTCAGCGGTTTATTAAAGCTCATGCTAGCCCCACCGAAGTTTGCACTTGCACTAAATCCTCCACCTGCTGGGGGAGTTGAACTTGGGTTTCCGCTAACAGTCGGGGCTTTTGTAGCCGCTTCTAATGCTTTAGCTTTTAAATCTTTATCCCCGCCAGCTAACATAATTCCAGACAGTGTGCCTGTTAAGAATGTAGCAATAGGAATAATCAGTTCAAAAAACTTTTGATCGATTGGACTAATAGCATTAAGGGGTTGTGTTACGAAAATTAAAGAATATAACACGACAAATACGATACCAAATAATGTTAATGCTAGACAGATACCAATAAAGAATTTCAGTCGAGCCATTAGCTCCTCTTCGGTATATCGTTGAGATACGTTATTATTTTCCACAGTTTGCTCCTTGTATATTAAATCCTTGAGTTGGAGTAGTAATTGTTTTAGTCGGTTCATCTTTTCCTGGTCCTAGTCTTGGGTCGCGTTGACCTTTAAAAATGTGTTCTGGGCATGTGCGGGTAACATCGCAATGAGGTAATTTGCACATTTCCTTATCCCAGTTCTTGGGATCTTGACAAGGATATCTAAATCTCTCCCCATCGCTAAAATATGCTAACGCAAGAGGTGCTAGTAAAACTATAAACACCCACTTGAGTAACTTTCTATCGTCCATCTTCGCTCCTCGCTCTAATTAACTGTAATGTTATTTACCCAAAAAATCTAAAAAAACTATCGAGTAAACTACTACTATAATTCCGGTTGTTTAGGCTGCGGCACCTTTGTAACCTGTTCAGAAGATAACTTTCTAATGATGGAAGTTTCTCCTTTGCTCATCCAAGCGGTAACACCCATATAAGCACCTACTACTCCCGCTTGAGCTATGTAAAATAATCCTAACAAATCTGCCAACGCAGAAACTCTAGCATCTGACACAACAGGACTGAACAATAGAACCGTAAAGACGATCATAGAGATGATTGCTACCCAAGCCATTCTACGTTGGCTATCGGCTTTTTCTTCTCTAAGTTCCAATTCTAGTAAGCGATCGCTGGCGTCTATGTCTCGGCGACCAATCTTACCATCATTGTCTGTATCAAATACTGGTGACATTTATTTTCCGTTGTTTAACAGTTCTTCTTGTAATTTTAATCTTTCTTCGCTGGCTCTAACTTCTAGCAATAATTCAGCAGCAACTTTTTGAGCTTTTTCTGCTGCTCGCATAGCCGCTTCGTGTGCAGCCTTAGCTTCATTATACGCTTTTATTTTAGCGTTGGCTAATTCTTTTTCTAATCTAGCAACATCATTGATTGCATATTCTGCACGTTTGTTGGAATCTAAAAAAATACGTCTTAGTTTTTTAGCCGCTCCTTCTTCAAGTTTTCTAATAAAACTCATGGCTATTTTCCTTCATATATCTTTTTCTGACCATTATACCATACTATCCAATCATCTACTTTGGCTTTACAATCATAGTACGTAGAATAATTTTCGCTGACTACATTTAAAATATCGCTGAGTTTATTTTTTTCTGGATCAACTTTTTTAAGATCCGGACAGGCTTCTAATAATTCTTTAGGAACATCGGGCCATACTTGTTTTACAGGAACAGGCTGTTTAAACAAACATCCAGTTAAAAGCAATGGAGCTAACAAAATTAAAAATTTCATTTCGCTTTCTCCGGATTAGTAGCAGCTTTATTAAGAAGTTCTAAAACTTTTGGATCAATTTCACATTTAGCATCGATGATTTTTTCAACTTCTTTAATTTCAGTTTTTATTCGGTCTCTGTATTCTACACGCACTTCTGCTTTCTTTTTTCTTTCTTTATCTAAATCTTTGTTAAGTTGTTCGGCTAATACTGCTTTTCGATCAGCTTCTTCTTGTGCTATGCGAACCTTTTCTTCCCACATAGCCTGTACTCCGCTACCACCGTACATGAATACACAAACCAATGCAGCTAAACCTCCTAGAGGTTTTACCAGCATCATGTAAGGTCGAACAGGGGGAAAGTGACTGAAAATACTAGCGAAAAAGAAGGCAACTAATCCAGTCCCTGCTCCTACTAGCCACATCCAGGCAGGTATTGAGCTAAGGACTGCATCCATTAACCATGAAAACATTTTTACACTCCGAAGACGTGTAGGGCGTGATTGTAGTGTTTAATCCTGTCCTCAAGTCCGATAGTGCCACCATTGATACGCTTAGTTAATGTAAGAATATCTCCGGCATCCGCCCATTGATTAAGTTTATTTTGTTCCCAGAAGAAACAACCTGATTGTACAGCACCTTCGAATGTTTCTAAATATTCGGCGCATTCTTCCAAACTAACTCCTATAGATGCTGCGAAAAATGTATAGTTGTTCTTACCAGTTAATTGAATTAGTCCACGACCACAGAATCTCCAACCATCTCCGCTGGCCTCATCGCCGTTTCCCATACGATTTGCATAAACTCTATTAGCGATCATTTCTGGTTTATTAGCGTATGCGGCTGCTGTGGCATCATCTGGAAAATACTTAGGAAAAACTTTACGTAAACTAGCAGCACGATAGTTTAGATTTTCTTTTAAGAAAATAAATCCACCACTTTCGTGTGCGCATTGTGCTATGAATGCTGCCACACGCTGGGGAGTATTGATTTCATATTCTGGAAGAATTTCGCTCAAAGCCTTGTACCATTGATCCACATAGGGATTTTTAGGAATCATTTCTTTTAATTGTTCTTTTGTGAATTCGAATGTAAAACTCATTGTTCTATCCTTTTTAATAACATAGATCGATCAGCATTATTGAAAACAAAATTTTCACCAACTTTGTTAATATTGTAATCGCCTAATACTTTAGTTAGCCAAAAGATTTCTCCCATAGAATGATCATCGATGATTAGATTGTCTTCGATGCCCTCTAATATAGAATCCGGCTTATCTTCCTTGACAATTTTTAACTGTATCTTTTTATCAAACGGTTTATGTATAGTTATGATATCTTGATCTAATGTTAGGTCATCCATTAATGTTTTACTAAAGAATCGTTTGACACTTTCTGTTCTTAACCGATTCATGAAACCGTCATAGTCTTCAGAAGTAAGAGGAATCTTCTTTAGATTCTCTGTATTAACTTCGTATATTTGATTTTCTTTATAATATTTGAATTTAAATTCATCGATGCCAGTGAGTTTACGAACTCCGTAGGTTAATTCTTTGATCTGTTCAGATAATTTAGGAGTTCTGCTGATTTCTACAAATACAGAATATTCTCCGCTGTTATCTTCTCCGGAACTGACATCTGCATCTAATACAAAAGAATAACCTTTCTCGATAAATTCCATTAAATCTTTAGCAGGTGATCTATCTTTGATTTTAAAACTGACTACACATACATCACGATCCTCGCCCATTTTAGACTTAAAACTGTCTATTTCAAAAATGGTATGCACCATTTCTTGAAGATCTAATGGACGAAGTCCTTCATTAAGCTGCTGGTTGTTCTGCATTTGCCATTTCCTGTGCTTGTACTTCTGCTGGATCGATATGAGCATTCACTCCAGATGCACTAACGATATCTTCGATTTTGTTTCTATCTAGCTCTGTATAGCCTCTATTAATGTCGCTCATTAATTTTTTTGGCATAGAGATCTTAACCATCCAGATGGGTTCGTGATCGATCTTGCCTTTACGAGTTCCTGGACGAATATCGTCAGGAGTTTTGATTTTTCTTACTTTAGCTATCTGACTTTCTGCTACCTGCACTTTACATCCGTATTCTAACAAACGCTTGCCGCCAGCAGGTTCAGGCATTTTGTCTCTAGGCCACATGAAAACGCACTCAACAAAATATCGACTTTCTTTAGGACCAGAAACTAGTTCTCCGTCTAACCAATTATCATAGACGTAGACGTCTAGCTCATCGATAACTCTTTCGAAATCTTTGAGTAAATTTAAGCTATTATTAGAACCGTAGACCTGTTCAATGTTAGCTATAATGTCTTTTATATCAGCCATAATTTCTCCCTTTGTATTTATCCTTCAAAATTTAAACGTAACTTATAATATTTTTACCGCTTTGTTAAATACTTTTGTGTTCGATCACGGACACTACGGTTTAGGGTCCGTGCCTAACACATTAAAGGAGGGCTAACCTTATATGAAGCGAAAAAGAGCGCAAGTTCAGCAAAAAGAGCAATATGACCCACGATTCAACAGCAACGTAATAAATATTGATCACAGATTAAACGAGAAACGCAAACGAGTTCAAATCTATCCCAAAAATCTAAGTCAAGAGACTTATCTACTTAAACTAAACGATCCCAACAAAATGATTGTATTTGCTATCGGCCCAGCCGGTACAGGTAAAACCATGCTGGGCGTTCAGTGGGCGATCGATCAATTAAAATACGGTGATGCTGATAAGATCATAATTACTCGACCTGCTGTAAGTGTTGATGAACAACACGGATTCTTGCCCGGGGATTTAAATCAAAAGATGGAACCCTGGACCAAGCCCATTTTCGATGTTTTCGCTGAAAACTTTTGTGCTAGAGATATAGAAAACTTTGTCAGAGAGGGGGTGATCGAAACCAGTCCTCTAGCATACATGCGCGGCAGAACTTTTAAAAATGCGGTAATTATTGCAGATGAAATGCAAAACGCCACACCGTCACAGATGAAAATGTTGTTGACAAGATTAGGATCGGGATCGAAGATGGTAGTCACGGGGGATCTACAACAAGCGGACCGACCCAGCAACAACGGCCTACTGGAATTTTTACAACTCTATAATAATTTTGATGGCCACAGATACGTTGATTTAGTACACTTCACGATAGAAGATGTCGAACGCCACGAGGCAGTAAAGGAGATATTAGCGATATACGGCGATAATTAATCTTTAGGAAGGTGGGGGGTCAATCGATCCCCCAACAGTCTTTTATAAAACTCGATCATGTCGTCATAACCTGCATCGGGATTCAAACCGTTTTTGACCACTTTCTTTTCTTTAAGGTCAAGTATGACCTTAGCACTTTGCACGTGACTCATTCTATAGTGTCTTTTAAATTCAGTTATTTCATCATGTTTACCGTTAGGTTTTTGAATATAACTGACTATCATATATCTTTCATTCATCTAATTTCTCCACAGTTACACCGGACTTTTTAAGAAATTCAATCCCATCTTCGCTGCGATAATGGTTGCGATAGAATACACTGTTAATTCCACTTTGATAGATAAGTTTAGCACAATCTAAGCAAGGACTATGAGTAATAAAGATAGCAGCACCATCCCCTGATTCTGTACTCTTGGCTAGTTTTGAGATAGCATTAGTTTCGGCGTGTAGTACTTCCGGCTTAGTTTTTAATGTGTATCTTGTACCATCTTCTTCTAGATATTGCCAACGCTCTTCAATCTCATCAGGATTAAGCCAGCCGCCTGCATCCCTACTCATGTAATCTTTATATTCACAATCGTTGTCCCAGCCTGCAGGCATACCATTGTAACCAATACTGATGATTCTATCGTCTTTAACTACAATAGCGCCAACATGAAGTCTACGGGCGTGACTAAGTTCTGCGAATGTTTCCGCAGTTTTCATATATGCCTGTTTAAATTTTTCTTTCATTCTACAGGATTTCCTTCTCCATCAACTTCTAACCAAGTATAATCGCCCATCCATTTTACTCGACAAATATATTCCCATTCGTCAGGAGCGCCAGTAGTCCAATCGTTTGGACCATGCATAACTAGTCTTGTAAATTTTTTTCTATGATCATAGCACAACCAATATATCTGTCCATGATATGTTTGAAAGTCGTACTTTGCAGAATGCACCCAGTCTGTGATTTCTAATCTACGCTTGATGCTGGCCGCCTGTTTTTGCAATACAGCTACTAATTCCATGATGCGATTATATTCTTGTTGTCCGTGCATGCGGGCAACATTGACCATGATGTCCTTTTGTTTTTCGATAGGAATCAGATCAAAAGCCGGACCTCCTACTTCTGTAGGATACGGTGTAACATTTTTATTGAAAAATGTTATTAAATTATCGCCGATCTTAGAATCATAGCTGTCTTTGCCTTTAGCAAGATTAGATCTTTTTTGATCACTCATTATTCTTCTAACAGATCAATCTTTCCTGGTTTATCGGCCCATTCGGCATGATCAGGAAGAGGAAGTTTCTTCTTATTGATGTTAGGCCATTGATTGCTAAGACGCCTGTTAAGATCAGTCCAGAATACTACATCGATATCTGTATTGCTATCAGGCACAATAGCATTAACTGGACATTCTGGAATGCAGACTGCACAATCAATACATTCGTCTGGATTGATAGCAAGAAAGTTTGGACCTTCGTAAAAACAGTCAACTGGACAGACTTCTACGCAGTCTGTGTGTTTACATTTAATGCAATTTTCAGTAACTAAGTGTGTCATATTAATTTTGATAACCTAACCAAAGTAGCTGCTAAATTAATTTCTGGATCTACGATCAATGTATGATCAACTAATCCCTGTTTAATAATCATGATAGCTTTATCTTGATTTTCTTCGCTGCCGAAAATTTCTAGATTATTGTATAACCAAATAAAGACATCCTCCATTTCCTCTGCACGAATCTTACCACAGAGCAGTTTACGTGCTTCTGTGATCTTACCTGCTTTAAAAAGTTCGACCATGTCAAACTTCCAGTCAGCTTCTCCTTGATCTCCTTTGTTAGGAGCGTTTAGTTTACCTTCAGAGACATTCTGTTGGACTAAGTTGATACATTTTCTCAGATCTGGATATGTAACTTTAACATAGTTGTCTAGGGTGTCAAGATCAAACTCTACAGCTTCCTCGACCAAAATAGTAGCGACACGAGCAGTAAACTCAGTGAGATCAGTCCGTTCAACATGGAATCCTTGACATCTAGAATGGATGGCAGGAATAATCCTATTAGGATAGTTACAAGTAAGAATAAATCTAGCGGTTGCGTGATATTCTTCCATAACGCCACGTAGAGCGGCCTGTGCGTTGGGCGATAAGTAGTCTGCCTCATCTAGTAACACCACCTTAAAAGGTCCAAATGGAATCATCTGAACAAAGTTTGTGATCTTATCTCTGACATCTTCAACAGAATTAGTACGCGAAGCATTCAGTTCTAATACATCATAATCTTCAATTCCTAATTCACTGATTAAGATTTTTGCTAGAGTAGTTTTACCTATACCAGCACTGCCGCTCAACAATAGATGAGGAATGCTCTTATCCTTGATCCATGTTTCAATTTGTTTACGTTGGTGCTCATCTCTGAACACATAACCGTCAATCTTTTTTGGACGGTATTTCTCTACCCATAGTTCTTTCATTATTTTCCTCTTTAGACCACTCGCCTTCGACAATATAACAGGCCTCGGGAGGCTCTTTTCGATCTTCTTGATCTTTTATATATTCTCCGGCAGTGGTAAATTTTAAATCGTTCATTTTTGATTAGCCTTTAACATAAATTTTTCTGCTTCGGCGTCGATAACACGTTGACGTAATTCTGTTGTAGAAAAAGTATGTTCTCTTTTATTAAAATAAAATTTAATGCCTTTGGTAATACATTCTTGTCTACCTGTAAAGTTTTTGTGTTCGTATTCATCTCCTAGTATTCTAACATCAATAGGATACGAAAGCAAGATATCTACAAGGTCTTTTTCCGTAGCATAAACAACAATTTCGTCAACATACTTACAGGCCTGTAATTGAACATATCTTTCGAAGATGCTCTGTACTGGTTTATTTTTTTCTTTGCGATCGATGGTCGGGTCGGTTTGTAAACCAACGATCAAATAATCGCATTGAGATTTTGCTTCTTTAAGCATAATAATATGACCTGCGTGAAACAGGTCAAACGTTGAACAAGTAAAGCCAACTTTCATTGTTCATAACCTTGTTTGATAATACTTGTTTCTTTATCGATATAAGATCTGAGATTAGGAGGTTCCCAGCCTAGGGGTTTAAGAACCTTGCCATCCTCACGCTTGCGAACCTTGCCAGTATCTTTATCAATCTTAGCAAAATTAGTACGCATGACTTCTTTCCATGCGCCTTCGGCATCTGCTCCCATGCTGTGTATGGCACCAATGGTAACAACCAACATGTCAATTAGTGCGTCGAGCATTTCTACTCGATCTTTGTTGATGATAGCCTGATTGAGTTCTTCTGCTTCTTCTTCGATCAGTTTTAAGTACATGTTAAATTGATCAGTGTTTCCTCGATCCACTGTTTGATCGCAGGCTCGCATGAATTTTTCCTGATCGCGGAAAGGGTTAGTCATTGGTATCTCCTTAAGACTTTAGAATCTTAATGATACGCTTTTGTTCTTGTTCTGTCAACCACTGTTGTTCAATATCACCGAAGTTTGGAGCTTCAGACAGTGATCGATCTATGATGTACTTGAGTTGATAAAGATCTTTTTTACATTCGAAAGATGTAAAACCATCATTATAAGGACTTGAACACTCCCTGGCTAGGGAGTGTATTTGATTAGAGATATTGGCAACATCCCAATTCTTTTTGAAACCCATTATAAAAAATCGTCTGGTTTGATGTTAATGCTAGAACCGTTTGAAAATTCTTGCCCAATATAGGCATCGTTGGGTTTTTCTTCAGACACCAGCATCACTGATGAAACCTCAACTTTTTGAACTTCCTTGACACCCTCGCCGTCGTCGATCTTGATCTTACGAGTCCATCGACCGTGTTCGATGAGAACCCATTGTCCTGGCTTGACATCCAATTCACATTGACCGCCTACTTTATAAACTCGAGCCCAGCGAGGTTTAACACCGTGTGCTTTACCATCATCGCTGTTGATGATGATACCCGATGCTGTACGCTGTTCACCTAAATCCATATCACAGACTAACAGGTCTCTCGATAATGGTCGAACTTGAATTTTACGAACTTCAAATTGAGTCGTCATCTATTCCTCACTTTTTGTTAGCTCTAGCAGATACTTCTTCCTTTAATGCATTAGGATTCTGAGCATAATAATCTGCCAAAACTTGTTCACGAGTGCGGACGATTTTGCCGCCTTCTCCTAACTCATCACCACGAGCATTAACTTTCATATTTCCTACAGCAGGTGTTTTTTCATGGCGAAGTGATAATTTCTCCATGTCAATTTCTTTTCCTCTTACACTGGTATATGTTCTACCCATTTTATATCTCCTTGAAGAATTCTTCTATTGGTAATCTATATTTAACACTGTCTATCTTATGTACCCCTATCAAATAGAGCACATAGCTGGCCACAGAACTACCTCTGCCAACTCCCCATACAATATTGTTTTTTCTTAATTCATCTACGATATATTTCATGGTTTTTAACACATCTAACATATCGTTTTTTCTATAAAGTTCTAGTTCTTTGATCAATCGATCATAGTTTTCTTTAGGGCACCGATCGACTAAAAATTCCTCGATATCCATGTTTTTATATTGATCGGGAATGAACCAGTTTTTGATATCGATCGATTCTGGTGGAATTGGATAATTTAAATGCTCTTGATAAAGGCGCTGTTTGTATTGTGCTATATCATCCGAAATTAAACAGTGTTTGATTATTTCGGGACCGTGTTTAACAACGCCCTCGATGAGCTGTTCTAGTGTGTTAGTCGACATTGATCAATTGACCTAAATCATCATCTGCTTGTTTCATTTTTTGAGCGTGCCTCTTACTGAGTTCTTCTCTATATATTGTAATGAAAGTTGATAATTGTGTCAAGAGATCTCTGCTACCCAAACGGGCAGCAGCATGATATTTTTTGTTCAATTCGATCAATTTGTTTTCAACATCTTGATCTTTTAAATGGCTAAGATCGCCTTCGAGCGGATGAAACATCAGCTGAACGATCCTACATAATTTAAGAAAATAACATCTGTGCTGTGTTGCCAAACTTCTATGATCACAGGATTGGTAGCCGAACTTACTGTAAGTGTTCCAGGAAATCCTGGAGATTTTTTGATCACTGTAGTGCCGGTAGTGGTAAATGTGATAGTTCTGGTAGATGCACTGTCGCTGTAAAGTTCTAAAGTTGCTTTTCCAATTTTTCCAAATCCAAATGCATCAACATCTGCTGTGGGAAATTCGATAAAAGACAAACTGCAATTACCAGCGAATTTAATTATGTGATACATCGCCTGTTTGAAAGATATTTCCTGTGTCAGAGCAACAATAGAAGAACCATAATCTCTCTTATATAGATACGCATCTTGCAGAGTTAGTGCGGTAACTATGTTATAGTTAAAATCATTGGACTGATCTAATCTAGCTGAGTTATCTTGAAGATCTTCGATTTCAGTTTTAGCTGCTGAAAAGTTAGATTTTATAGTATCGAAATTATCACGAAACACCTGTGTGTCGTTATCCTGGCCAGCTACAGGAAAGTTTTCGTTAATTGCTGCGAAATTGATATTGCTTGTCACGGTAATTTTTCTCCACGTTGCGGAAATGCAAGATATTTATCCTCTATTTCTCCGTCGATAATATCTATTATATATCGATCTGCTAGAAAGTCAATGGTTTTGAAATCGAAATTCGATGCTTTAATCCTACTCAAAACGAAGGCGGATCTTCCCGGTTTGCAAAAACACAGGGGTAATGCTTTGGTGTAGCCCTTTTCAAAAGTGGATGTATCTTGTATACTGCGCATCCATAGGGGAAGAAATTCTCTATCAGCATCTCCCACTGATGATATCCTTTTCCTCATGTTTTTAATGGAATTAGGAAATATACGCTGATGATCGCTATCGCTGACGAAAGGAATATCGCTGTCAACCTTGATAGCATCATAGCTAATCAAAACTTTACTCTTGATAGTATTTGATAATTCTATAGTTTGATTGATACTTTTTCCATTTTTTTCATAAACATCTACGACATCTACATAGATTACTTCGTATATGGTTTCTTGTGTGACAGTGTCTTTGGCTTTGGCTACTGTGATATCACCAAACTGTAATCTCTTTCTATAATGATTACGGCTCATAGCCTGTACATATTTTACTGCTGCGGTACTTTCAATGCCAGCATACACTAGAACTCGTAATCCTGTCTGGATACCAAAATTGGGATCTCCATATCTATATATGTCGTCTGGTCTAAAGATAGTAGCATCCGTGATAAAATCATACCAATTCAATCTCTTATTTTTAGACTGAAATGCCTTGAGATAAAGGTTTGCAAATGTCTTAGTGGTTTCAGCTTCTACAGTTAGGGAGAATGTTTTATTAAGTGTGGCAAAATTCACACTGTCTCTGGCTCGTATTGTAAAAGTGAATTTTTTATCAAAGGTTGTCACTCCGCCGTCAAACGTAGAAGAAGTAAAGTCTTTAGATAAAGTAGAACTGTCTTCTGCAGGATTTATACTATCTGTTCGTTCATAAAATCTAGTGAGACCCGGTCCTGCATCGTCGGCAAACTGTTTTACTTTTCCTTGTATGATACCCGTAGGGAGGAAAGAAAGGCCTGGCGGTAATGTTCCGCTGACAAATTCATAAGCTACTCTACCGCCATATAGCAGACTTTCTGCTTCTACGAATTTTTGGCTAGGTTGATTAGGCTTGATAGTTCCTAGATCTTCTCCAGAAATCCAATTGATAGCACTTTCTATTTCGCCGATAATATCTACTGTAAAAGTTTTATCCGCGAAACTTACTCCTGCGGTCCAGAAATCTTGATCTGTAGGCAGTCTATTTCTATGAGCTACATTGCAGATATACAATATATCTAGATAGATCACCGCATCATTTACCAAATAGGTAGTAGCAGAATTCCATTGTCCTTTTAGGGTATAGGTAGTATAGGCCAGAGTAGCAGGAAAGTTTACAGCTCTTATAGTGAAATTATAAGTCTTGCTGATCCTTGCCTGATAGGGAACTTTACCTGCGATCTCTCCAGTGATACTGTCTAAAGACATACCCGGAGGTATTTCGCTGACAGTGGTGTCGGGATTGTTAGGTAACAAGAAATAAGTTATAGTTCCTGTTAATGTTGGTGGGTCATATACATCTAGAAATATAGTAACATAATTATTCGCCCTAAATCTTCCTAGATTGCTTTCGGTAATCCATATAGGTGTTCTAGCACTGTTAGCGTCTGAGGTAAACAGATTGGTATCTACTTGTACGATAGAGTTGTCTGCTTGTAAAAATTCTTCAGTGACTACATAGATTTTGAACAGTCGATTTTCGGTGTAGACGCCATCGGTCACAGCCACTATGAAAGTATAAATCCTACTCAATCGTCTAGGAATGCGACTGGGTTCGTTATAGTCATAGGTTTGATTGTCATAAACAAAAGTATCAAAACCATTAGATCTTGCTTCGATAAAATCCAAAGGCACAACATCTAATGGTGCTGTATCATAACCGCCAAACGGATCTCTAGAATATTCAAGAGCAAATATAGGATCAGTAAAGCCTGTGATCCTACCGTCCCGACTTAGACTTAATCCAGGAGGTAGCAATCCACCATTGGGAACTAGATAAAATTCTAAAGAATCACCTACGATTAAATCGGTATCGTCTGCTTCTAATTGAAAATCGACTTCTGCATTATCTAATACAAAATACGCTTTGGCAGGACCAACATTTAGAAATCCTTCTGCGGTAAGCCAAATAGGAGCATCTGATCCATCCACCGCGAGAGTAAATGTTCGATCTTCTATGTCTTGACCGTCCGCGGCACGTATAACGAATTTACTTTCTGTGTAAACTTTTACTTCTGTAGGAGATCCTTTGATAGAACCATTAGATAATCTAAGTCCTCTAGGCAGTGAACCTGCTATCAATGAAAAACTAACAGAGCCTACATTGGAAGTAGCAGACAGGGGTATATCGATAATGATTCTTTCTGTTAGTAGACCTAAACTACCTGCAGGTGTTATCCAGGTTATCATCTGGACCGCTCCTTAAATTATGGTACCACAATCTATGCTAACCGTACCAGGAAGAGTTATAGTACCAAAATCCATGTTTGATGCAGCATACAATGCCTGTAGAGCATTGTTAAAAGATCCGTTGATCTTACCAAAATCGTATGAAGTTAAAATATCTGTGACCGGTAACACGGTTTTAAATGACACAGTTGAACCGAAAGTAGAAACTTCTATGTCTTTTCTACTAGTGGTAGATCCAGGAGCTGCGGCTCCGCCAAACGTTATCTGCTGAAAACTGCTGGCTAATACGCTACCAGAATCTGTATCGATACGAACGAATGCATCGGGAGCAGTGTTGTTGATGATCACAGCAGTACCTGTGTCGTCTAATAACATCTTGGTTCCAGCTACGAGATTTTTAAATACTAGCTCAGATCCTGTTTTTTCTTTGAATAGACTGATTCCTGTAGATTGTGCTGCTCCAACGGTCACAGTTAAACTAGCAGTTAGCTCTGCAAAGTTTCCGTTGACCTTTTGGAATGCGGTACGGAGATCATCTCCCAATCCGTCGTTTACCACATTACCTATATTGATCGTTTGTATGGCCATAATTTACGCTCTCTTTAGTATATTTACCGTTATAATCCGTAGGTAGCTTTGTCATTGTTATAGTTTTGCAGAACCTGTGCTGCTGTTAGTTCTGTGTTATAGGCCAGAACCTTACCAACTCTACCATTTAACAAGTTACCAGAACCATATGCAGCCACGCTGGCAGTACCAGTTCCCGGATGTGCTGTTTTTTGTGCTGTGTAGGTTGAATCTTGGGCACCGTTGATATACAGGGTCATACCATTGGCGGTACTGAATGTCAGTGTAACATTATACCAAGTGTTTAGATTTATAGTTGCTGTAGACGGATAGGCTGTAAAACTGCCCCAGTTTGCATGTCCGCAGTAGATCTTTTTAGTTACTCCTGCTGATGGACCCATATAGATAAAGTGTCCGTCGCCGCTGAATATGTTATTATCCTGATAACCGTTTAGGTAGAACCAGGCTGATTTAGTGTAGGCTGTAGTGTTGACTATGCCAGTTGTGGCAGTATTAGCATACTGTGTAGTACCATTAAATGTAAAATAACTTGGCGTACCAGAAGTGTAGGTAGGTGATCCGTATAAGGTAAGATTCTGTGCAGGTGCCGCTAGGTCGGTCCAAGTTGTGCCGCTACCAGGATAACTGCTGGCATTATCTGGATCTAGTCTTAAAACTAGATTTGAAGTAACAATACCAGCAGCAGGTGTCACTCGCCTACGACCAAACTTGAATGAACCTGTGAATGAGCTCAGCATCTTAGAATCCTGTCAATTGACCGAGAACTGTATATGTTCCAGAGTTGTTTAATATGCTGAATGTTACAACATCGGTTCTGTTAGTGCTAGGTGTAGGATTGACATTGCCTTGCCAGTTGATAGTCTGCGCTACACCGCCAATCTGTACAGCGTTAGGATAGTAGCCTGTACCACCTTGTGCTATGACTACGGTAACTGAGGTAGCATAACTGGTAGCGATATTCAAATTAGTAAAATTAGCAGTCCAGTTGGCGTCGGGTGATGTATGATAGAAAATATGTCCGTTTAGACAATCGTGCTCTACTGTGCCCGTGGCATCCTGTTTAGCCTGGAACTTTTCAAACACGCCTTTACCTATGCTCACATTGCCTAAGGTATCTACATCAGTACCAAACTTACCGCCGTTCTCTACAACTAGCCATCCTCCATACGCTGTGGTAACGCCACCATTGTTTGAAGGTAAATTATTACCTACAAAAAGACTACCTTCTACCGCAGCACTCATTATGCCGCCGCCATTCATACCAAATGTAAACAGGCCATTGCTGCTGGTTGAGGCTGCGTGATACACACCGCCCTTTTTGTCCCCAACCTGTAGAACACCCGAAGGTCCTTGGTAGATAGTACCAGTGCCACCGTTGATAGTCAGTCCGGAATCGTTGACAGTCAGTGTGCCAGTCCAGGCTGTGCTTTGAACTGTTGAGTCTGGGAATTCTAAAGTACCGTTACCGTAGAAGTGAAATTGTCCCGCACCATTGCCTATCGTGACCTCAGCGAAATTGCCATTGGCATCAAAGCCGCCAAAAATTTGTATGCTACCACCGGCGAAATCTCCAGTGCCGGTGCCTCCTGCGATGATCATACCACCACCGCTTCCACCGGTCATAGGATCCACACCATCGTCTGCTCCGCCATTACCTGCCTGGATGATTATACCTTCACCCGTAGTCGCAGAGGCTCCACCTAATACCGCGGCTGTGCCATTGTCGGATCGTATCATTGGTGTTCCGCTGAAGTTTTCTATGGTTAATCCGATTGGGAATGTTAAATTACCAGTCGCTCCGAATGTCCAAGAACCAACAGCAGTAGTAAGGTTGATAACACCGTCGGCACCGGATGAAGATGTGGCCGCAACTAAATCGATATCGCCTGCAGCACCATTGGTATTGCTGCCTGATGTGATCGTTACTGAACCACCAGGACCGCTGTTGACTGTTGATCCGGCAGTGATAGTTATGCTACCACCGTCACCGGTTATGGTGTCACCTGCTCTAATATCGATATCACCAGCATCACCGGTTACAGCATCACCTGCTCTGATATTAAGCATACCACCGTCGCCAGTTACTGTGTCACTGGCTCTAACATTAAGAACTCCAGCGTTACCAGTTACAGCAACTCCTGATCTTACTGTCAGATCACCACCAACGCCTGTTACTGTATCGCCTGCGTGTACAGTAAGATCACCACCGTCACCTGTTACAGTTTCTCCTGCCTGTACAGTAAGATTGTCACCATTACCATCACCATCAGTTGGTCCTAGGGCCTTAATATAACCATTTGTTGTTAACGCACCGGGTAGTCTTAGGTCACCATCCTCACCAAATCGCCAACGGCGTAATGTTGAATCACTCAAGTTGATATCGATGTTGATTTCTTGGTCACTCTTGATATCTCTGGGGATAGTTAAACTACCATCTGTGCCAAACTGCCAAAACTTTGCTGTTCCTAATGCGTCTGTAGTTAATGTAATGCCGTTAGTCGCTGTTATACCAATACCTGAGGTTGTTGATCCTATTTCAGCACCTTGGATAAACAAATTTTCGTTGTTAATTGCTGGAACTGATAAAATACCATTGGTGTCAAATATCCAACTGCGAGTAGCACCGTTATCGTTAGCATCTGCGGATATTGTTACGCTGTTGCTGGTGTCACTGACACGAACATTGTTTAATTCGCCACCTAAGAATAGGTCAGCGGTACTGCTATCTATTGTACCACCTGCTCTGATGTGTACATGTCCTGGTTCGCCGCCTGTAGGTTCAACGATGATATATTGCTGACTTCCACTTCGTCTTAGTTCTTCGTCGGGCACCAACTTGATAGAATCGTATCCTGCTCCGTCAGCACTATCAGCATCGCCACCGTAGAATGTGCCTTTGTTTAGCACTTTGCTTCGTACATGTGTACGAACACCGTCAAACATCAGTAGTTCTAACTTGTCGTTGTCTCCAACATAGACAGCAAGTTCGCCGTAAGGGCGTATTTCGTTAGTGGTGGTATTATTAGAACTGTCGCCGTCTATCTTGCTGGTTACTATTTTGCGTATTGTTGCCATTCTGTTTGCCCCTGATTAATCGTCGTAATATTCTGAACCGTAAAACACTTTGGCAGTCCACTGTACTTTTAATGTTTTGCTTTCACCGTCTATGCGACGATACTTGATTTCACCCTCGGTGGTTACTAACCATAGATCATCGTTTTCGCCGTCTGATGTTCCGCTCTGTACTTCCGTGTGGGCGATATGTTCCTCGCCGCTGTCTCTAACTATGTGTATAGTTCCGATGATAGTGCTCTCACCTGTGTAAGCGTGATAGTCTATAGTAGCACCGCGGAAATTTGTGCCACCGCCTGGCAGTTCATTTCTATTCCACCATACCACAGGTTCTCCACCTGTACCATATCTGAAGTAGATAGTATCACCTTGATTGTAGTTTAAATTATTCTCGGGAAGAGTAACTCCGTAGCCTATTTCATTGCCGCTGCCAGTTGAATTAAATGCATATTTGTACCAAGTGACTTCATCTAAACTGAACTCTATAGTTGTAGTGTCCCAGATACCTGCGGCAGTGGTATTGTTCAATATTGTATCTATGGTTGTTGTAGTACTGTCAATCCAAAATCTATACTCATCTGTGGCATTTCGTGATGCGGTAGTAGTTAGGTTGGTTGTCTGTCTTGATGTCACTGAAACAGATTTATAGCCATAGACTTCTTCAATTCTACGATTGCCCGGACTTCGGAGTTTGACTGAACCTAATCCTTCTGCAGATTTTAATACAGTTCCGTCAGCAAAACGAATACCTTCTGCTAAACTTGTGAGATCTAATTCTCTACGAGTATAGGCAAACCCGCCGCCCGCATTACCCTGTGTCCACTGACTAAATTTAACAGCATAGTATTTGTCGTTGTCTGGCAAATACATCACGCACTCTGTGCCAACGATCTTGTTACCTAATCCGCCAAATCCAAATGCTTCGTACAACGGAACATAGTTTCTTGACTCAACATCAGTTAAATCTGTCCAGCCATCTATGTTCCATAGTGTGCCGCCTGGGCTAACATCGCTGTCCCACGATCCTTCTCTGTAGGGGTTGTAGATACCGTTGTTACCATCTCTGGTGATACCTACACCAGCACCCGCACCGTCATCTGGAATTAAGATGTCAACTTCACTGCCGTCGTTGGTTTTTAAGAACGATACTGCTTCTCCAACATAAGGATCACCAACAAGATTGATGTGTGTGGCAGCATTGTCAAACGTCTCTGCGGCTGTACCGCCTCCGAACACATATCCTGTTTCTGTAGTGCTTCCCCCGTCTGCGCCACTGTTGCCGCTGGTGCTGATTGATGTTGCGCTACTGCCTGTGACAAATAAGCCAAATATCGCTGTGTCATAGACGAAACTATATGTGCTGCCTGCACCAAATGCTGCCGTGCCATCTACAACTGTGTTACCGCCGTTGTAGTTGATTTCATTGGCAAGATTAGTATTGATATAGTTGGCGGTGTCGTATTGATCCACGCCACCGTCGTTGATGTTATTTGTGGGCCATTCGTCTGGGCGTGTTCCAGAAATAGTATAACCATATGCTTGGCCAAGGCCGTCAACAGCATTGACTGTTATAGTAATATTGTTTGCTGGAGTTGCTCCGTTGGTGATGTTTTCTCCTAACAGAGTTAAAACATCACCTACAACATAGTTAGATCCGATACTGTTTACATTAATACCAGTATCGGTTACACTATCCACAGTAAATCCTGAACCTACATTGTAGTTGGTACCAGTTACGGGAGAATATGTTGTAAAAGTACTGCCTGCCGCTGTACCCGATAAACTCCATCCAAATACATCGCCATCTCCGCCAACAGAGTCCACGGTTATAATACAGTCATTGTCTGGAGTCACGCCACCTAAATCAGTACCTAACACCTTGATCTTATGTCCCGCACGATAGTTGGTACCAGGATTTAAGGTACCAGAGGTAAAGTAGGTGCCGTCACCAACATTAGAAATTTCAAATACCGCACCACTGCCTTCTCTCACTGTGGTTGGACCACCGTTTAGTGTAGGTGCACTATTTTGATAGAATTGGAAAGCAGTGTACAAACCACCTGCGGCCGCGGCCAGTGTTGGATATGCTTCATAAAACGCACTTTTCATACCGTTGACTGTGCGGAACACTCCTGCCTCACCCCCAACTAAAATAACATTGTCTATCAATGATCGTGTGAAGTTTTGTAGATCAGACAGAGGTTTAGCACCATTGACATCACCGTAGATCACAAACATGGCTAGGACATCACTGCTACCTAATCCGCTGACTTGGAAGGTATCGTTACTGCCTGTTGGATCTATGGTCACTGTGGTTGTCGCTGGCTTGTGTATGACTATCTTGTTGACATTAAGTTCGTTTGAATTGTTGTTAGAATGTACAACACCATAACTGGCCTGTAGGCCTTTGTAAAGTACTATAGGTGTTGCTGGTATAGTGATAGTTGGTAATCCGCCACCACCTTGACCTAATAATCCTGTATTGTCTGTTAAATCACTAATGTCTGTAGGAGCACTGGGAATATCGTTATAGGTTATGCTTTGGCTGATAGGAACATTGTTAACTTTCAGTGTGTTTGTACCTGCTTCTAAACTTAAGGGTACACCACCGAGATATACTGTTGAGTTGCTGACATACAGACTACGCCAAGGTTTAGCCGCAGATCCTAGATCTCCACCGTTGGCAGTCTGTGGTAGTATATCTCCGCCTACAGTTAAATCGCTGGTAACAGTTGTTGCTTGATCTATAGTAATAGAAGTTGAATCTGTAGTACTCATAGTACTACCGTTAAATTCAAAAGCACCTAAATTTAATGTTGTGTCAGAATTTAAACCTAATGCAGTATAAAGTTCTGTAAAATTATTATTGACTTTTTGGAATGCAGCTCGAAGGCTATCGCCTTTTTTATCATTAGCTGTTGTGCCTACGTTGATCGTTTGTTTTGCCATTTATCGCTCCATTACGCTAATGCTGCTATTCTTGTTTGGAAGGCAGCAAAACTAGAGCTGGCCGCCACAATAGATTTTAATTCTGTGAGATTTATCACTCTGCTGCCTTGGACCCTGATAATCTGAGATACGTTGATATCATTCTCAAAAGTAACATCTGTGTTAAATGTAGTGGATTCGTTGATAACGATACCGCTGGAATCTGTGGTTCCTATGGTACTGCCAGTTATCGTCAGTGATCCTGTAGCAAAAGTTCCTGCTGTTAATGTATTGCTACTAGGATTGTATGTTAGAGATGTATCTGTTCTAACATTTTCATTACCCGTCGCTGAATCTACAAATGTTATATAATGTGTAGCTGCTGTAGTGTCCGTAGATACTAAGGTAACAGTAGTGGCAACTCCGGCTGTACCGGAAACGTTACCTGTGACATTTCCAATAACTGATCCTGTAAATGTTCCTTGGACTACAGTTGCAGGAATAATTCCTGACACAGCATCTACTAGTAATGTTGAATCGTCTGCAAAAACACTGCCTTGTAGATCAAATACAGGATTCACGGATATTGTTAATGTATCAGTCGCTACTGTTTTTGCAAGAGTGATACCTTGACCGCTTGTGATATTCAACACGTCGCTAGTACCATCTGCGACCAATCTGTTCGCTGAATCACCGTTGACTTCTACTTGTGCAAAAGTGTTACCTGCCGGAGCAGCATTGGTAATAGTAACGATACCCGTGGCAGTGTCTGTAGATACTGTGATACCCACACCGTTGGAGATACCAATAACTCCAGTATTAGTGATTCTCAAATTATCGCCTGTGCTTCCTGATATATTGATACCTGAACCTGTAGTTCTTCCACCGGGTAATGCTGTGGTACTTTGAAGACTACGTACACCGTCATTGGTTACGGTAGCTGTTCCTGACACTGTGGTTACGGAAATACCGTTACCTGCCGCAACGGTTAATATTCCGGTGTTATCTATTTCTATAGAATCAGATGCTGAATTTACGGTTAGATTAATTCCACTGCCACTTAATAGATTTAAAGTATCACCAAATGTAGTTGCTACAACACTGAGATTATTATCTACTTCTATAGTTTTGAAAAAAGTTTTTTCTGGATCTATGATTAGACTAGTACCAACTCCGGTTAATGGATCTCCACCTATCGTAGAATTAGCTGGAAGATTTACGGTAGTTCCAACGCCTTTGATCTGAGCTGTTCCTAACCAAACACCATTGAGTTGCAGTGCATCGATATATTCTCCTACATAAAGACTTTTCCATCTGTGTGTAACAGATCCTAGATTATATTGATAGTCGGTTGCGGGACTTACACTGGTATCTAAAGTTTCAAAATTTATCGGAGTTAGACCCGATCCGTCTCCTACGGTAGCTACTAAGATATCAAAATTTTCATTAATTTTAGTAAATGCTTCATAGACATTACTCCATAATAGTGGAGGTGCTCCCGGAGTAATATTATTGTTAAATGCCATTATGTTCTCCCTACCGCAATTTCAATAGTACCGATATGATCTGAATCGTATTCTGCTAAAGCCTTACCTACCACAGTTCCAACCTTAACATCGTCTGTAGCGGCTACAGCTACTCCTGGAATTCTTGATGTAATCAAGATGTCTCCTTTTTTGATCTTACCAACGACCTTACACGGAACACGACCTTGTAGTGCTACTAGATTTTTCAAACCCGGACATCCTTCGAACATAGCGAATGCTGCGGTATTAGATACAACACCTGCTACACGAGTATCTCCTTGTTGATTGGTAGTTGTGACTTCTTTGTCACCGCCGAATACAAGAACTGTTCCTACTTCGTATTCTTTGTCGCCTTCGTAGTATTCTGCAAGGTCGGCGGAATATGTGGCCTGTAGTCTTGATTCATTCGGACTTGTACCAGTTAGAGTCCATCTACCTGTTATAGTGCCTCCTGATGTAGCACTTCCTGTAGTTAATGCTGTAGCCTGTACAGTTGTTACAGTGATCGCTGAAGCAGTGATCGGAGCAGATGATACGCCATTTTGTGTTCTAAAGTCATGCGCATCGTTCCAATAAGCTGTTTTCTTATCAGCTGCCAATGTTCCATCTTGTACTAGGATACCACCTGCAGAATTATAACCGTAGTATCTTACATAACCACCTGTGGCGATCGTAGCTGTATCGATAGCTAATTGTGTATCAATCTTAAGAGACTGTAGATCAACGGTTCTTCCTCCGAAATCTCCATTGCTGTCTCTTATCACTATCTTGCTGGCTTCGACAGTTCCCGAACTACCAGCCGCTGCTTCGATTACAGTATAATCACCATCCGATGCGAAACTTACACCGTTGGTTCTTCTCAAGAATCCTGTAGTGGAGTACTGAGATTTTTTAAGAGCACCGCCATCGTTGACCACAGTGGTAAATGCTACTTCGGCTACGTTAGCAGTAGATAGACCTGCATTACCTAACACAGTCTTAGTAGATGCTTGGACCAGATCTCCTAGTGCTACAGAATTAGCTTTTAAGCTGACCCAACCGTCTGTGACATCGAAGTCACTGGTACTGAACGTTGAAAGTCCGCTTGCGGCCTGTTTCGCTGCTGCGGTTCCTACCGGTGCACTGGCTAAACCTGTGGCTAGATTTAATGTTAATTTACTTTGCGCTATCGCCGCCGATGCGCTGACTTCTGTGTTAGTAACTACTCCGGCATTTAGTTGAACATCGAGATTATTCAATGTTGAATCTACGCCAGTGCGTAATTCAAATGTAATATCCCCAGTTAATCCTGCGTTTATTATGGTATTTCCTATACCTGTGAAAACTATAAATTGTCCAGCCTGTACATTAGATCCTGCCCAGTTTTGGAAATTTGATAATGTAAGACTTCTTAAATTTACAGCATCTTGTGGATTAGTTGGATCGGCAAGATTTAAAATTTTGAAAGAACCTAAATTCATGTCAGCTTTCATAGCCAGCTGACCATCCAACGCCATGAATCCACCTGTAGTTAGAGGTATTATTTCTGCCGATGGAGTTATGAATCCGTCATGTGACAGGCCTAATCTTCTATCGATATATTTTCTTACAGCATTTTCTGTAGGTACGGTATCTGTGGCATTGTCTGTCATTCCAGAATCAGTTGAGAATTCAGATACAGGAACACCACGTTTGAAACCAATACCGTCTAAGTTACTCAACGAAATCGAACTTGAGAATGTAACAGTACCTGTACCTTGGTCTACTTTGAAATAAGGACCAACCTTGAAATTACCGAACTGATCTGTAGTTACATAGAAACAACGTCCGACATCTCTTTCCTCGTTCTCTGTTTCTTCGCTGAGGGGATTAACAGAGGATCCGTAGATTTCACTAGGATAGTTCGTGTCTGCATATGAACCTGTACCGATTTCTAACAGATCATGTGAAGTTACTCGTGTTAGAGAAATCCTAATAGTTAATGTTCCCAGTGATCCGCTGGTAGCTATAGGAACAGCTGATTTGATAGTATAGCTAGTTCCAAATTGATTTATAGCATCTTCTAGAGGATATGATAATGTGATTCTAGCGTAAGCTTCGTTGGTTACAGATTCTGGTTCATAGTTGCTGATCACATATTCTTTTCCTAAGAATACAAATTTTGAACCAGCCACTCGAGTGACTTCTTCTGTACCGACTGCTACTACAGCGAATGTACTATCTCCAACTCTACCAGTAACCAAGCCAGCTCGTTGTGTACCTGATTGTGAACCGGTAGTGTCTACAGGTGTACCTCCAGGTTCAGCACTGATACGGAATGAATTCAAACCAATACCGGCACTTAGAACAAAGTAACGAGTTAGAGGAGATAATCCAGTAGGTAAGGTTCCGGTAGTTGTAAATTTAATAACTTCGCCGCCGGTGAATCCGTGGCTGTTCCAAGTCACCACTGCAGGACTGGCTATGCTGATAGTAACAACAGTTCCGCTGGTTACAAAATCTCCTGGGTTATAAACTGTGAGATCTATATAGTTATAGTTTTCTCTTAGAACAGTTCTTGTTAGGCCGAATATATTATATCTGTGTGTACCTGTTCCTGCAGTGGTTATTGACACCGGGGTACCATTTTTAACGGTGGACACTGAAAATTCTGTATCTGTGAGATCGTTAGCAGATACCCAATATGCTTCACCGGCTAATAATGGATTCGGTAAAGTATTGGATGTAGAAAATGTTATGGTGTAGTTTTCTAACAGTTTGTGAGTTTTAACACCTTTTATAGTTAATCCAGTACCATTGGTTAATGTTGTGGGACTACCGCCTGGGCTGGTAGAAACTTTAAATTGATTATATTGCGGAATACTGACTATGAAATAAGTAACCCCTGAAGTTAATCCGTTGCTGGTGCTGGTAGGTATAAACTTATCACCTATTCTTAATTTGTGATTATAGCTGGTAGTACATACGTCGGAGTTGATGGTTGTAACTGTGACCAATACTTTAATAACTGTGGGAGTCGCAGTGTTAAACAACAATTCGAAAGGTCCATTGTCGTCTTCTTCAGAAACGAATTGTAAGACACGATAAACAGTGTCTGGAGTTTCTCTTAACTTAAGACCAGTCGAAGGTCTAACAGCTACATCTTCAAGATTACCAGTTAGATAAACTTGACTTAAACATCTCAGAGTCATCACTGTAGCATTGGGTACTACAGCAAAAAGACCCTGTGTTTCTGATGCGCTAGTTCCTGAACTGAGATTCAATCTTGCCACACCTGTGGGAAGATCTGTGGTAGTCACAGACGTAACAGGATATCTAAATATAACTCCGCTGTGATTTACTTCAAGTTCTGATCCAGCCAGCGGTGTGTATTCATAATTATTGATGAATATAAATAGACCGTTCAGTGTGTTAGCATAAACTGAACTGGGAAAATAACAATCCACACGTTGAGCCAGTTCTTCATATATAGTAGTTGGAGTAGGAACTTCTAATGGGTCTGCACCTTCTGCGACCAGCGCATATATGCCGTGAGCACTTGAACCTCCTACAGAACGAATCTGACCACCCGTTAACGAATAGTAAGAGATATAGCAGTAATAGGTAAACATAGAAACTAATTCTATTAGTCCACCGTTGGCTGCGATAGCTCCGTAACCCATGTCATTGATTTGGGTGAAATCGTTGGCCAGCATAGATCTGTTACCAGGCATTAGCAGTTCATATCTATTACCGTTGAAATCTACATAATCAACTACTGCCTGTTGGATAGTGGTTTTCTCGGCCTGTATGATATTTCTAACAGCTATGGCACCGGCTGCGTATCCGCTGGTACTGGGAGCAGATAATACTACGAATGTCTGTGCTACAGCGTAATTGGCAGCGCCGGTCGCACTGCTCACGGCTGTTAAAAGATTATTGATTATCGTAGCTTCTGCAGCAGATCCTGCAGATCCTGTTACTCGAGGCAGTGTAGAATAAGTAACCGCCGGTGCTAGATTCTGTAAAACACGCTGAGCTAGATAGCTAAGGTATGTGATAGCAGCAGCATATCTAGCAGGAAATCCTGCAGAAAGAACCAAAGCTCCTGTTAGATTATTATAAAATTTCAAAGCTGCTAATCTAGTGGCTGCGTTTCCTCCATAGATTAGATCGTGTATGGAAGATTCTATAATAAATCTTATGTCGGACTGAAATCGAGCAGAGTTATATACATCACTACTGGTCCATGGTGCGATATTTCCTGCGATCTGTGCTTTGACCCATCCATCCAATTCTGCCACCATGTAGTTTCTATTAGCTAAAAGTAGATTGTATGAATTTGTTACATTGGCAGATGCGCCCGGTGGTAAGGTAAAACTCAGCGCCGGGGCAGCGGCTGTGCCTCTTTCTATGATATCTGCGATAGTGGAATTACTTAGATCTACCTGTGTTTGTATCGTAGGATATGCTGTTATTTCTGCATTCACTAATTCGTGAGCGTATGCTATCGACTCTAGTGTGATCAATCTTTGATCATCTATAACAGGTGCAGCTTGACTTAATCGATAAGTTAGACCATTTTGTCTAGTCCAGAAATTTGTACCGAACACTATGTCATAGCTTAGACCATCTAGAATCAATCCAACGTCTCGATAGCAAGCCGCCGAATCGTATGAGAATACAGAATAAGGCCAAGGAGTAGTTTCATCTAAAATCAAAGTTGCCGTTGATCCATCTTTATCATAGACAAAGTCTCTAATATAGTTTACTCGATAGACAGTGTCTGCTACGATAAATGAACAAGGAAGCTGTGGAAATCTCGATAAATCACTGACTTCTAATCGTGTAGGAGTTACCACGGTATCGATGTTGAATTCAAGATTTCCTGCGAAACCGTCGACGAACATACCGCCGGCGAATACCTGTCGATCCTTGCTTCTTGAGAAGCTAGCACACTCTTGGAAGTACGGTGATCTAGATAAGATCTGCCCTTCGGGATCTAGTACTCCCATGAATCCACCATGGCCGATAGCAGAAATAGCCTGCCAACGAACAGTGTCGTTGGCTAAGAATACGTCCATTTCCTGATTTTCTTTTGGATAATTTACGCTGCCAGATCCGTCTATTACATCTTTTAACACAGTTATAAGATCTGAAATGACAGAATCAGAACCCAATTCAGATTGATAAGCTAAATCTGTGATCTGAGGAAATACTGATTGTTTGGTACCAACTATTACTGTATTGTCTATGATGTCCTGCATCAGATCTTCCAGATGCGTTAGCACAGCTAGATATTGTGATAGTTGAGTAGTAATAGCTACTAATGCACTTTGACTTTCATAATATTTTAAACCTGCAGAAACTGTTCTGTTGTATTCGCCATATTTTAAATCGAATACAAAAGCATCGACTAGCAGTCCTACATCTCTTTTACATAAATCACTGTTGTACTCAAATGATGATGTAAAAGGAGCCACATTATTAGAGATGTTGTAATCCATCCATGCTATGATTTCTTCTTGCAAGAAAGATCTATTTAGATCTAACAGAGCTGCTGCCGAAGTATAATCTCCCTTGTTCTGTATTTTCGGATATACCGGCTGGCTAGGATCTTGAAGATAATGATAGGCGAATTCTGTAGTAGCATCAGTGACGGATAAACCATCGATGACTAAATCTCTTCGGAATTTTTGGAACGCCCACGGTGAGCTAGAAGTTCCTGGTTTTGGTCTAAAGATAACTCTTCGGAATTCATCGCCTACGATAGAAACGTTAGCAGGAACTTTTAACGGATAATTTTCATAGTATTCTCCGCTTTCGATCAGGATGCTGATCTGTATATTTTTCGCGATATCGCCATAGGCAATGACTTCTCCTAATTCGAATGCTCCGAATTTAATATCAACATCGAATATTTCTCTACCTTCACTGTCTAAAGAGCCACTATGAGCTAATATCTGGGCGAGAGCTCCTGAGTTTTCTCCTCTCAAGAACAATCCCTCTCTGATATCCCTTCCTCGTATAGCTTCTGAGGTATTGGTAGTGACGTCTCCTGTGAAGTCTGTTCTATAACCTTCTGTTTTGATCAAAAATCTAGGAAGGTCGACATCTAACGTAGGCAAAGAAGTAAATCCCGATCCTCGATCTACGATAGTTAAACTGGTGATCGCACCCCCGGTAACTACAGCAGTACCAAATGCTCCGCTACCACCTCCTCCGGTGATTCTAACGGAAACCAAAGAATAACCACTACCGCCATTGACGATACTGACAGAATTGACTCTGAACGTGAGATTGAATGTTGCTGAAGTGCCGATAGCGCCTACTCCGGGCGGTGCTGCTGATGTTGTAATAGTAGCAGATGCTCCGGTGGTAGGTGGTAATGTGATATAATTACCTGTAGATATTACTCTGAAACTGGATATAGCTCCCGGAGTGGTCAGTGTTTCTAAAACTTCAATGATACACGCACCTGTACCTGTTCCGCCATTTATCGTTAAGACATCACCGGGATAATAGTTAACACCTACAGCATTTATTCTAATAGTGTCTACACTCATCCTAATAGAACCAACGAATCCGCTTCCAGAGGTCGGAGATGGCTCAATAGCTTCTAATGTACATTCTCCAGCACCATTATTATATGTTAGAACCTTTTTATAAGGCCCTATTTCTACTCTAGCTTCGTTAACTAATTCTTCTGCACGTTTTAGTGCCGCTTCTAATGTTCTGTAGGCATAGGCCAAAGCACGACCTTGCAATGCTTTAGAAACTCCAGGTCTTTCGTCAGCACCCGATAATGCCACATACAAGTTAACCGATGATCCGAAAGCTGCATTGTCTACATAACGTTTGGTAGCAGCTATCAATCCTCCATAGACTGTGTCGTCGTCTGGTTCTGGATCTCTCGATAAGATCAATGGACCGCTCATTCTACCAAAAGATGAATCCACATTTCCAGTTTCTGGATTAATAGCGTTCACACCAGCCCTAGATATCTTGCTGTCGGCATAGGCTTTGTTTACTAATTCATGTTTGAATATGGGCTGTAATGGAGATATATTTGTACCAGCATCAATAATTCGATACTGTATACTACCAGATCTCATCGATAGATCTCCGCCTAATTGCGGAGTCGGATCAGCTGAAATTTCTGCGAAATCTGAGTTGATAGTTATTTCATTAGGATTAGTAATAAAGTCGATACTGATACCGTTGCCGGGCACTAATTTTTTAAAGGCAACTCCGGATTCTGTATTATTAACAGTGAGTATTGGAGTGTTACCAGTCAGTGCTTCGTTTTGACCTACGTAGGAGCTAGGTGTATCATCCAGACCAATAAAGGTCAATCTTTCTCCTAATCCTAGAGAGCTGTATAATTCTCTAAAGTTATCATTAACTTTTCTAAAAGAATCTCGTATACTATCACCGGTTCCGTCATTACCTACGGTACCGATATCAATGATTTTACGTGCCATATTTTAATCCCAATTGAGCTAAAGCTCTAATATTTAGCCCAAAGTTTTATAAGCCTAATGTAAATACTTGATGTTTTTAAAAACAGAGATACAAGAAAATCAATACGTTAGACGCAGTAAATGCGGGAACGAGCATGTCTATAAAAGAAAAAAGACCTTAGCGGTCTTTAGATGTGACAATTGTGATAGAATTTTTTCTAGAGATCTAAAACATATAGATCGAAAAAGATTAAGCAATAATTATTTTCATTGCTGCGCCGGATGTGATGCTAAAAGATTTGCACAACGAAAAGGAATTGAGCAGAAGAAAATCTGGGATCTACCAGCCAGCGTAGACTTGCCGGTATCTAAATTCTAAAACTTTCGCCACATCCGCAGCGATCTTTCTCGTTTGGGTTGATAAACTCAAATCCTTCATTGAGACCCTGCTTTTGCCAATCCATGGTTAACCCGTCGATATATGGCATGCTACGGCCGTCAATCCAAACTTTTACTCCGTTAGACTCATAAACAAATTGATCTCGAGTTACGGGAGCAACATCTACGTATTCGAGAACATAAGCAAGACCACTACAACCTGTGGTTTTTACTCCAATGCGCAGTCCTAAGCCTTTACCTCTTTTTTCTAAATTAGCTCGAACTTTTTCGGCTGCTAGGGGAGTGAGATTAATCATACTGAAAAACTGCTACCGCAGCCACAGGTAGTTTGTGCATTAGGATTTTGTATGACAAATTGACTACCGTGTATTTCATCTTTGTAATCAATAACAGCACCAGTCATATATTGCATACTCATAGAATCTATAAGTATTCCGTCGATTTCAAAATCATCTTCGTTGATATCTTCGTCTAATGTAAATCCGTATTGGAATCCAGAACATCCACCACCCTGAACAAATGCTCGAACTTTGAGCTTAGGATTATTTTCTTCTGCTAATATATCCGATATCTTAGACTGCGCCGACTGTGTTATGGTGATCATGTTTTTTCTTATAGTCCTCTATAGCTGCCTTGATCGCATCTTCTGCCAAAATACTGCAATGAATCTTAACGGGCGGAAGAGCCAATTCTTCGGCGATCTGTGTGTTTTTAATTTCAGCGGCTTGGTCGAGGTTGCGTCCTTTGAGCCATTCTGTTGCCAGTGAACTCGACGCGATCGCCGAACCGCAGCCATAAGTTTTAAACTTCGCATCTGTGATTATGCCCTCTTCGTTGACTTTGATCTGTAGCTTCATTACGTCTCCGCAGGCAGGAGCACCTACCATACCGGTGCCCACCTCCGGATCATCCTTAGCAAAGCTACCTACATTGCGAGGGTTCTCGTAGTGATCAATAACTTTGTTTGAATATGCCATCTTATATCCTTTTTATTTTTTAGCGATCATAGATTGGATCTTTTCCTGAACGATCTTAGCCCAGAAAGGCTGAGGAAAGTTCCAACCGATAAATGCTCCTACTGCTACCCAAAATAGTATATCTAACATTTTACGCTCCTTGTAAACGGATGTCAACAACTTCCCAGTTGATGATTCTCCAAATATTATTTAAGTATTTTGCTTTGTCCTGTTGATAATCTAATGCCCATGCATGCTCCCAAGCATCTATCAATAAAGAGATTTTCATCGTCTTTTTATATTCGTGATTATGTATCGTGTGCAGTGTGCCACTGGTATCCATATAGATCCAATTGGATCCTTGAGCTGCCATAAATTCTTTTTCCACAGCTTCTTTAAATTTTTCAAAACTTCCATACTTTTCATCTATGATAGATTTACTGAGCCCCTCTGGTTTATTAGCTGCTCTGGGCGGGGCCAAGTTAGCAAAGAAAATGTTGTGCAACATAGCACCACCATAATTGAAATCCGGATCACCTTCACCTTTGTTATATCGATCTGAATACTTGGCAGCGAGGCCGTCATAGTGGTATTTTAGAGTATCTTCACTCATTACCGGTGCAAGTTCATCTTTACCAAATTTAAGTTTTTCTTGGTAAATTTCTCTTTTATCTTTGTTTTCTGTTAGACTTTTAATAAAATGTAGCATGTTTATATTTACCCTGCTAAATAAACCACAAGGAGATTTAACCATGGAAATCGTACTTTTAGCAATCGCCGTAGTAGTCATTGGCGCTTTCATTTATTACAATCGCAGCTCTAAGAGCTTAGACGTAAACAAAGATGGAAAAGTTGATGCTGCCGATGCAAAGGCCGCTGTCCAAAATGTCGTAGAAGGCGTTAAAGCCACTGCCGACGCTAACAAGGACGGCAAGGTTGATGCTGCTGATGTTAAAGTAGTTGCTCAGAAAGCTAAGACTGGTGCTAAGAAAGCCGCAGTTAAAGCCAAAGAAGCAGTTGCTAAGAAAGCAGGTCGTAAGCCGAAATCAAAGGCCTAATCTTTTAGCTTCTTCGTAGAGTGCGAACGAAGCAAGATTTTTTGCTTTGCTCTCGCACATGATGTCGAAGTTATCCCTAAAACTCAGTGCCCATTTATTCGCTGCTGTGTTCCAGTAGAAGTTTGAATGAGCTCTGAGTTTTGCTTTTTTATGTCCACTCTCCATTAGCGCATCAAGGGAGGGAAGGGTGTCGATGGGATGGTCATTAAGATGCTCTTCCCGTGAAACACTATAATGTATAACAGGCCGCTGACCACGCCAGCTATCAATAATCCTTTTAACACGGTCGTCATTCGCTTCAATATATTCTCCGGTGTGTATCCAATGATGGTGTATGTCTAATACCAGTGCGCAGTCTTTGATTAGTTCTAGACTAGCATCTGTACCCCACGAAATTTCGTCATTCTCGATCGTTAATGTATTGCGGGCTTCTGGAGTCATGCGAGCCAGCGCAGAACGTATACCATCGGGTCCTCGTCGGCCTGCGATGTGAACGTTGATTTTAAAGTCTTGGAACGTTTTACCATACCCCATCCAGCGAGCCATGTCCACGTGATATTCGAATTCCTCGATTGAACGATTTACAATATCTTCGTTATCGCTAGCAAGGACAGTAAACTGACCAGGATGAAAACTAAGCCGAACATCACGCGAGCGAGCTGCATCTCCCACTTGCTGAAATCCTCTTTCACAAGCTGATCTGACATCGGGAGTCCGCCAAAACCAGCTCCAAGTTGGCTCAGTGTATACAGGAAGGATATCACTACTGAGTCGTACCATTCTAAGATCTTCATCTAATTCTCCAACTCGCTCTACTAGCAGTCGGCAGCTTTCGATGTTCTGTTTCATCAGATCCCAGAGCTTCTCACAGGCTGCGTCTCTACTTTGTCTATTTAACCAAGCAACAGTGGTACTTCCGGTATTATACTTTTTACAGTCATCTTTAGGCTTAATACCGTTTACTTGATCAGGTCGATCGATCCATTTGCAGGCAAAACCAATACGTTTAGTCATACTATTATTATACGACTTTTAACGCCAGTTGTCAATGACAAATTTATCCTTTACTTCACAGGGATTTGGCTCGCCATGAAATACAGCTACAGAACATTCTGGATGAGTATTTACATCGTCTTTAACGGTTTTGAACTGTCTCTTACCATTTAACACATGCAGTTCTTCTCTTGATCTTATTTCCCATTTGTAGCTCATTATCCATTCTTTAGGCCAAAATTTAATTTTATTTTGACATAACTTCCAAATCCAATCTTGATCTCCCTGCATTCTTTGAGCGTCTGCAGGTTTTGATTTGAATTGTTCCCAGATGTGATTTTGTGTTCCGTGATTCCATGCTAGTACAGAACTATTGAGATATTTCCAGGATGCATAAAATTTTCTATTGAAATCATGTATGCCTACAAATTGATCCGGAAGATACAATGCCAATTTATTAATATTGCTATGTATGACCACATCGAGATCGAAATAAATTATTCTACCCCGCAATGGCAAATTAGGATCAAACATATGAACCTTATGCCACCATCCTCTGTGATAGTTTGCGTTTGGTTGATATATAGATCTTACACCGTCTATAGGATGCTGATCATCAGTTAAACATACAAATTCGTAAGGTATGGAAAGATGTCGAGAGATCATATTTCTTAATCTTTCAACATACTCCCTACCATATTTGTTACCGAATCTCACACACAGCACAGTAACTTTTGTATTTGGATCGAGAGATTGTAATACTTCTAAATTTTTTTGAGCTGCTTTTGCTGCCTTGGCTTCTCTTTTAAGACGTTTACGTTCTTCTTTTGACAATTCCATCTATCGTTACCAAATCTTCTAATAATTTTTTTAATTTATCTAACCTAACCATGTTAGGACCATCTGAAGGTGCATTATCGGGATCTTGATGTGTTTCTATAAACACACCCGCTAAACACCCCGTGGCTATAGCAGCCCTCGCCAGGTAGGGTACCATTTCGCGGTCTCCGCCACTGACCGATCCCAATCCTCCAGGCTGCTGAACAGAATGTGTGGCATCAAAGATAACGGGATAACCAGTATCTGCCATAATAGGTAAACTGCGCATATCGACCACAAGATTATTGTATCCATGAGTATATCCTCTTTCGCATAACATTATTCTTTCATTGCCTGTTGAAGCAATCTTGGCTGCAACGTTTTTCATATCGTGAGGTGCAAGAAATTGACCTTTTTTAACATTGACCACACATCCTGTTTGACCAGCGGCCAATAATAAATCAGTCTGGCGACATAAAAAGGCAGGAATTTGTATAACGTCTATGCCGGCATCGGCTACTAGCCCGGCTTGATAGTTTTCATGTATGTCAGTCAATACAGGGATACCAAATTCATGTTTGATACCGTTAAGAATTTTTAATCCTTCGTCTATACCTATACCTCGTTTGGTATTGATGCTCGAACGATTGGCTTTATCAAAACTGCTTTTATAAATCAAATCTACGTCTAGACTATCGCAGATTTCTTTAATACTACCTGCCATAAACTCGGAATGGTCTTGACTTTCTATCTGACAGGGGCCAGCAATAAGAAAGATTTTATTTTCGTTGCTGGCTAATATTCGATTGATTGAAAATGTACGCATATTATTATTTATGCGTACATTTTTTTAGGCTTCGTAGATTGCGGAGTTAGCTCCGTGCTCAAATACTTCTACCGAACGAACACGTACACCTTGGCCTACTGGATAACGACATTCGAAAGTTTTATCATTTACAGTATAGCTTTCTCCTGCTTGGAATGTTTTAACGATCTTATCTAATTCTTTAAAAGCTAATTCTGAAAACTTTTCACAGCCAACAGCCGGTACAATTCGTAAATCACACATGCCACCACGATCTTGAAGACCATATGCCGCCATACCTCTAAAGATATCTAAGTAAGGATCATCTTCTGCGATTACCAAAGTATGATCAAACATATATTCAAGCCATGCTTTGAATGCTTTAAGCCCGCCAAAGTCCATGACCCAATTACGATCATCTAGTGTTTCACTTTCGAACTGTGCTCGAACACCAATTGAGTAACCATGAAGTAATGAGCAATGTGAATGAGTTGAACGCCATTGTCTAAAGCAACAGCTTAGACCTTGTTCATTGCCATAAGTTTTAGTTGAAATATATTTCGCCATCTCTTGCCTCCTATGCATATAAGCGAGTAAGTTTGATGACTTGCAGAATATTTAAAGAGGGTTGAAAGTCATTTAAGTCCTCTATAGAACTATTGTACTACCTGAATATTTATAATGCAACGAAGAGGACGTTATTTTTTCTCCATTCTTCGGGTACGTTCCATGAATCTTTATTTCTTATGATAAATTTTTTACTAGGATAATTTTGAAAAATTCTTCCAATTTGGTATATCCAATATGATGGATCAACTGGTTGCGAATCGATTCTAGAATAATTTGATGTGCCTTTGTATATGTTGTTCACTGATTTATCGATAGGATACAAATCAAAGCCTATTAATTCGATTTCTTCGACATCCGAAGAAGCTGCCAATAGCACAGCGAAACAACCGCTGCCCCAATGTTCAGGGTCATCTTTTTTTGATTCTCCTTTGAAAGGAAGCTCGGGAACGACTTTTATGTTTTTATTCTTTTTGATTTTTCGAAAGAAATGAAACCAATGAGGTCTTACATAGATCAATGTATTTTTAGTTTGAGGATTTTCGACGGCTTCTGCAACCATCCTTCGATCACAACAGATAAGATGATCTACAACAATATCTCGATGTAGAGCATTACATCCTATTAGTGTATGAGTGTTTCTATATTTTTCAATATCGATAGATTTACGACTTTCGCCGTTACCGATCACCAAGGCTTTGGACATTACTCAATTCTTCCAAACCCGCTCCATAAACCAGGATTACCTGCTTGTGTGCATACCCAACCTACGAATTTTCCAGGCTGTGGATAGGTATTCCAAACAATGTCACCCTCATTAAATGCTCCGCTGATAGGAGGTTCGTTACCATTTAAATGTAACTTGTCATTGAATTTTATAGGACCATTTACATGTAGAGAACTTCTAGGATCTGGATTAGAAACATTTATCGCCAATTTTCCTAGCACACTTACTTTTATTTCTCCCTGAGACGGATTCCCTAATACAATATTACCACCGGCTTGTATTGTTATTCTTGCTGTGTTGTCTGTTACTAATTCTAAATCTGCAGAATTAAAAGTTCCTATGCTACCTACATTAGGTTCAGATGCACCGAATATTAATTCTATGTTTTGATCTGCGATACTCAAAGATGCTTTTGGTTCTTCGGTCCCCAATCCAAGTCGATCGGTGTTAGCATCATAGATCAGATACTCATTGATCCTTACTCCTCCGTCAACTAATAAACCTTTTAATCTTCCTACTTCTCTAAGATTACTTTTGGTAACTGTGGGTCCTAATTCTTTTTCGTCTAAAACTTTAATGTTGTTGACTGATATAGATTTTTCTTTAGCGAGATCAATGTTTTCAGATATGAAAAATCTATCAGGTTTGCTGGCAAATATTAATTGCTTGTTGTGTCCTTGACCGCTCCATATGATCCCTTTTCCGTCTATATCTCCTTTTATGATCACGAAAGGAAATTCGGAAGAATCAATTTCTTTGCCTTCTGACAAAAGTTCTTTGATAAGAGTCGTTAGTATTTCTAGTTTATCTTTGTCAGCCATAATTAAGAATTTCCAATTTTACCAAAAGGTTCCCAAATTCCGGGACTACCTGCTTGTACACAAATCCAACCTACATATTGATTAATCCTAGGTTCAGAATTCCATACGATATCACCGGCATTATATGATCCACTGCTGGGATATGATCTGTCAACTTTCTGTAATCTGTTATTAAATTTTACGGAACCATTGACATGAAGATCTACTTCTGGGTCCGGAGTAGATACTTTAATAGCCATTTTACCGTGAACGGAGATTTGCACTGGAGATATTTTAGTATTTCCTAATGTGATATTTCCACTAGAACTTATAGATATTCTTGCAGTGTTATCTGTTACTATATCAAAATCGTTGCTGGCATGTGTGCCTATAAAACCTCTTACACTGTTTTTTGTTCCAACGATTACTTCAATTCCGTCTTCGGCGATGCTAAGGGCAGCATTGGGATCTTCGGTACCTAAGCCTAATCTATTGGTTGAACTATTATAGACTATGTATTGATCTAATGTTAAATCACCATCGACTATCAATCCTTTTAATCGACCTACCTGTTGTAAACTACTTTTAATAATAGTTGGTCCTAATTCTTTTTCGTCGATTAGTTTTATGTTATTAATGCTGATACTTTTTCCGCGAGCAAAATCGATATTTTCTGATACAAAAAATCTATCTGGATTTGATGCAAAAATAAATTGTTTGGTGTTTCCTTTACCGGACCAAAGTAATCCTTTACCTTCTAAATTATCACTAGAAAAAACTATAGGTTGATCTTTTTCAAATTTTATTTCTGCTTTTAATTCGTCTACTTCTAAAGTTTTTGCTTTAATAGTTCCACTGACTGACAGCTTTTCTAAATTATCAACTTTTAAATTAGTCACATGTACACCATCATTAGTTATGGTTAATTGTGTGTTTGTTGATAAATCAGCGATACCGGCACTGGCGAAGTTTTGTATTTTACCGCCATTGATGTGATCACCGCTCAGTGACCGCAGTGGAAACTTGCGAGCTATTTCTTTGTAGTCTAATGAACTGTTAAGTTCAATCCCTTTAAGAGCATCTGCAAGTGCTGCCAATGCTTGATCGATATTGTTTTTACTCATAGTTAAGTATTTATCAGCCAATAAAAAAGCAGGCCGAAGCCTGCTTTTTACTGTAAATTTACTATGTTATTGTACTTTTAAAAGGATAGTATCTTCGTTGATACGTCCGTTGAGTTTGATATCTACTGCTTTAATATCCTCAAGAAACTTGCGTAGAGCTACTTTGCCCGCAGCCTTGAACTCTTTGAGCTGTTCTTCTGGTTTGCGTAGGGTCTTTTGCACGGATTTAATCTCATCAAAACCAGTAACACTAGTGCCTTTGACGCCGAGATCGTTAAACTCACCTGCAACATATTTGCCCAGCTTGCGAGTTTTTACATTGAAAACCCACAGTTCTTTAGCACCCACGATGTCAGCAGGGCTAATAGAAACCAATTTCAGCTTGTCGTCCTGTTTCATATATTTGAGTTTCTCGACGATCTTCTCAACGGGTTTAGACTTCTTAACACGTGGCTTGCGATTAATCTTAGCTTCTTGCATCAGCATATCGCAGGCGCTCAAAATCTCTTGATAGAAAGCAACGATTTTCTTAACTTGAGCTTTGCTCAAATGACTATATGCTTCTTTGAGTTGATCACATTTGCCTTCTTGAAGCTCAATGTATTCGTCATGTTGTCGCTGATAAAAGTCTTTGATGATGCGAGCGTGTGCGGCTTTGGCTTGCTTTCCTCGCAAAAGATTTAGAATTTTAAATGCTTTGGGATCGAAAGATTCTGGATCACGTGAGAACGAATCGATAGTATCTTCGATTTCCTCGGTCATTCCAAAAGTGGCTTCACGAACACGTTCTTGAATAGATACAGCAGGAACAGCGACTTTTTCTTCAGTCACTTCGGGTTCGTAGTCATCTTTACCGTCTTCTAGAATTTTAGCGATCTGTTGACCCAGCCATTGGGCAGTATTACGACCTTCATTGAAGTCTGCACGTACAGGAGGCATACCTCGAAGTAGATTGGCTGCGATAGAGCCCATTGTAGTATTACAACGGAAGTCTTTGGTATCTTTGAATGCCTTGATTTGCTCCTTGGTATAACCGTTGACACCCATCCAATTTATGACTTTGGGCTTGAGATCACGACCGTTGAATTCCAAACGATAGTAATCCATTGAATGACGAAAATGGCGATAAAACTCATCGGTGGACCAAGATTCGTGACCGTCCCATTTGGGACTTAGATCACGTTGAGACTTAGAGCGATGTTCTGCAACATGCTTTTTGGTTACACGAGTTTTGGTAGTTGCCTTAGCCATTTAGTTGCTCCTATTTTTAACAATACTTATATTGTAACATCAATTTAGCCCAATGTCAACCGTTCGACTTCTTCTGTATCACCGTCTTCGGTTTCTTTAAAAATAACTGTCATATATGCACCTTCTACAAGTGCTTGTTGTGCCAATTTTTCAGCTTCTCGATAGCTTTTGGTAGTGTCTACCAATTCCTGATGACCGAATTCATCTTCGGTCCAGACCTCATAAAGTTCCCAGGTCATTTTAGAAAATAATCTCCTTTAAGTTAAACAAATTTTTCCCAATCTCCACCGGGCGCCACTGCCCAACCAAGACGTTGGAGATCATTCCGGATCTCGTCGGTTATGCAGCCTTCGCCGACATATCTTTTAGTTATTTCTAATCTTGCCGATTGTTCTTCGGTAAGTTCTTCGTTATCTTTGTAGTGATCGTACAAACCAACATCTCGGATGCCGGAGCAGTACCAATCGACATAATCACCCTTTTCCTGCATGTCTGCGATTATACCTCCGGCATAGCGCCAAGAGCAACTCCATTCTTCCTGTTTAAGGATAGGAATAACATCCAATTTGATGAAACCGTTATTGCACATGGCCGCATATAAGTTCTGGGCATAGTCGTCTCTGGCACGAACTTTCTCCAAAATCCAATCGGTGGTTAGGAGATCGTATTCCATATTGTTCTTGTGGGTTTCTGGGTCTTCAAATTTGCGATCGTGATCTTCGATTATTTTTTGAAAATAGTCTAGATAATCTTCGTCGACGGGTTCGCCTTTTTCTGCCTGACGCTTGACATAACCTTCCTTTTGGAAAGAATGCCTTTCAGGACTTTTTGAAATCTTTGACATCTTTGATTGCGGATTTGAGAGTTTCTGCGTAGTTAAGAGCTTGTTGCTCACTCATGGTAATAGTGGTTTCTGCTTGAATATAACCTTTAGTCCATACTGACCATGTGAGTTTTAATCTAGTGACAAACCCGTTCCAAATATCTTTTAGAGTCCAATCCAATTCTTGTAGATAAGGATCGTTGATATCATAACGCTTCTTAACGGATTCTGTCCAATAGTCTGTCTTTACTGTAGCATAGGTATTGACATTCACTCCGCATTCATCTGCTTCAACTTCTACAGAAAGGCTGTGATCGGGCTGACCGCAACCGCAGACAACCTGATAATATTTACTATCGCCGAAGTCGTTAGTTTTCAAGATTCCTTCCGCGGGGGTTTCTGGTTTCATAATATATCTGGACCTTCAAAAGTTTTTACATTGTTTCGATTATTATATATACTGTCAACTATTTTTTGATAGTCGTTTTCATCCATTACTGTTCTATAAAAACTTAAACCCTGAACGACCATAATGGCAGCGATTTCAATAGCTTTGTGATCTTCTAACATTATTTGATTAAAAGCCATGTATTTGTTATAAAGCTCTTCTTCGTTTTTTATCATTTTAAGTCCATAGGCTTTGGCGAATTTTAAT